TTTTGCCATAAAATTACCTGTTGGCTTGTTTTTTTGCCATACCCAATCATATTTATAATTCTTAATATTACTCATTCTTAAAGCACTACTAAACGGCTCTGAACCGAACAATACAATAGCCCCATTTGGCTTAATCAATTTATTCAATATAAGCCACATCTTACCAAAAGGAATAACTGAATCCCACTTACAAGCAGTTGTGCCATAAGGAGGGTCTGTAATTATAGCGTCTACAACAACACCTTCTGCTATCAGTTTATCCATCTCCTCTAAACATTCTCCATTAATCAATCGTATATTGTTCATATCACTCCATCACTTTTTTAAATCTATAAATATTGCTTTCTTAGTTTCATCATCAAGCTTATCCCAAAGCTTATAGCCGTAGCATCCTGTTACATCATCAACATAATCCTTCTTCTCAGTACAATTAGATATTGCTTTTTCTATGTAACACTTAGCACTTTTCTTGAAATAAGGGCACATCATATTATGACAAGCAAGCTTCATTTCCTTCTTCAAGTTATCAGCAGCTATCTGTCTGCATCGTTCCTCAAATACTGCTTTCTCAGTTGCAGGGTCACATAGATTTATTACTTTATTATTCATTTTAATCTCCGTTCACTTAATCCAAGAACATCTAATGTTCTTTTAACTACACAGTCTTTATCGTGCATCCACTTATCACCCTCTTTAATATTATTATCCATAACACATCCACATACAGGACAAGTTACCCTATCATGGCAATATATAGGAAGTATAGGATTAATAAATCTATCAAATAAGTCTTTTACTAATTCATTATATTTATTACAATCCATCTTGTTACCAGTTGATACTTCATTTGCTCTTTTAATTATAAGATGACTTATTTCACAAACAATTCTTTCGTGAGATTCTTTTATTACATTGAAATGTGCGTCATGAATAAGTCTTTTAGCAACTCTCATATTATAGTTAAAATCAATCTTACCACTTATAAGAAGTGTTCTATCATCATAATCACTCTCAGTTATGGTTATTCCTTTATTCATTTTTTAATCCCCCTATTAATTATCTTATCCACTACTGGATTAATCTTCTTGGCATACTTATTAAGTTTCTTATAGCATAGTTGACACACCTTCTGATTATCTCCATACGCTATCTGAATCTGTTTAATCTGCTCTTTGTTACCAATCAATCTACCACAAAAATTACATCTTGTACTGCTCATACATTAACCTTATGTTCCTTTATCATGAATCTTACTGCTGCTGAAGGACTGATGTTTTCTGAACAGGCAACTTTAAGTATCTTTTCCTTATGATGTTTCTTTAATCTAAGATCCATCTTCTCTGTTAATACTTCTTTTTTAGTTGCTCTTTTTTTAATTGTCATTGTTACTCTCCTGTTTATTTTTTAAGATGTTGCTTTGCTTGTTTATTAAATTCTCTCTGTACAAGTTCTTTAAACTTTCTCTTACCACCAAACGAATGATAGGCAAAAGATAACGCCATAGCTACAGTAGGATCGTGTTCATCGTCCTTTGAACAAGTAACTATAACTTTTTTATTACTTGCGTATGTAATAGTTGTTTTACCATTAAATATAATTCTTTCAAAAAAATCTTTAAGTTTTTTCATTATACATATTCCTTTAATATATTTTTTACAATCTTTAACAAGAAAACCTTTTAAATAATCCGGTGATCTTCTACAAAAATAATCAAAAGGTTCAGAGTCAGTATCTTCATTTTTTTCAAAAGATATTGAATCTATATTTTCATAAATTTGTTTAATGACTTCTTGAGTATAATTCATCATTTCTGTTAATCCTGAAATAGAAAATATGCTAATACCTGAACTCAAAAAAGTAAATTCAGATTTGTCTAAAAATAAAATTCGTGGTTTTAAAATATTATTAAGATCTCTTGCTTGTAAAACTTTATTTTTAAGTTTTTCTACAATTCTTGTGTTTTTAAAACTACAAACAGGACTATAATTAATAAAATAAACCTTACCTTCAAGAGTTTGAATTTTATTCATTCCTTCATTATTAAATTCTAATAATAAAACAAAATCACCTTTCTTAACTTCTTTAAAATTAACCATAGACTTTAAAATTTCAATCATTATTCACCTCCTGTCTTACATTATACTTCAATATTAATTGTAAGACAAGTGTTATTATCAATATATATTATTATTTTTATATATAAAAAATCCTCAGTAAGTAATATTGTTACCATACTGAGGATTGATAATCTTATTATTGAGTGAAGTTATGCTTTGTTAATCCATTTCTTTCCAATCATAAGTTAAGACATCGCCCTGGGAAGGAATCCAAGGAATTAAGCCACCTTGTGCATTTTTAAGATACATATAAGGTTGTGTCATTTTTGAATTTTCATCAGGGCATTGCAAACATACATATTGACCCTTGTCATTCCATCCATCACGAGTAATCTTGCCATTCCTTTGTAAAACATGTATAGCTTCTCCAAATCCAAAAAGTCTTGGTGCTAACCCTTTACTCCTAAATTCTGTACAAGCTTTACAATCCATTGATCTGCATAATGTTCCATTTGCTCTTTCTTCATTTGTTAAACCACAAATCATCATAATGTTAATCTCCCTTATTATCTATTTGTATTACACTTTCATTATACACTAATATCTATCTTTTGCAAATAAAAAAGGCATGTGCCGCTAAACACATACCTTTAAGGGAGATAGAACACCGTAACCTGAGAGAGTTAGCAATATTCGATTGGAGATTTTTAATGTCTATTTAATTATACTTACTTTTTTAATTTCATACAACTATTATTTTGTTTATATATACTATTTGTTTATTTGTCTTACACGCTAACTAACTAACTAAGTAAGTTATTAACTAACTAAGTGAGATTATTTCTAAAACTAACAAGTGCTTCAGCAAGCTGAGAGCGTGAGCCTGTGAACATTCTCAAGCTTGTGCCAAGCTTTACTTGTTAGACTGTTTTTACATTCATTCCATTCATTTTATTTTAATTTTTTTTTTAATTTTTTAAAATAATTTTTATATCTAAGTGATATCAACGGTTTTCAATGCTTTATTTTTTTTAATTTTTTTATATTTTTTATGAATAATGATTAATATGACAACTAACATGGCGGATAATGATTTATGAAACATCATTCTACAGAAAATATAAGGTAATATATAATCATAGGGGCCTATTCCTACGAGTAATTTACCCCATATATAATCATAGGGATGTATATAGTATCTAATAAATAAATTCTGAAATCCATCCCCTACCCTACCATGGCCAGGAATAAATCCTTGAAAAAACATGATCTAACATAATGACCAGGCAAACAACATAATATAAACATCTATCTCTATATATAATGATCATGATGATAATATATATCGGGGTGGTATATGCTATTCTCCTGTATGATATAGCTCTATATGTGGATATGCTGATATATTTCTGCAATGATTGAATAATGATATATATAATAATGATGACAGCATATAGCAACACAATGAATCGTGATTGAAGCATGATGCCGATATCTTCCTATATATAGATATATATATAATACTATATATAAGAGCCTGTAAAGCTACTGTGTGATGATGTAGGGATATGATGATATATTGCAGACGATATATATTATATTGAACTGGTTCAGGGGATATATGAGATATGGAGATATATATAAACAAAGTGTATCATTATGAGAATTTATTGGCAATATGGCTATAAAAGTGACAATATACACATGACCACTACCGTTACCAATCGTTACCCACCGTTACTTACCGTTACCTATGAGTTATATATAATATAGATGTATATATATAACGCTTGGATGTACTGGTATTACTGGCAAGTACAAATTAAATATAAATAAAATGAAAAATAATTAAATAACCCATTGACATGATACGATATAGGAGTATAATTAAGGAAATCGGGGTTTAATGTAAGACAAATAAATGAAAGGAATAACAAAATGAATATGACAACAAAAACATTTATAACTAAAGATTCAAATGGATGTGAATTTAAGTGCATAGCATTATACAATTTTGAAAAAGACTTTGATTATAAAACAAATAAAATAATAAAAGTTAGAGATGATATATACACAGCTTTCGACGGTGAAATTAAAGCTAAAACATTAAAAGAATTAAAAGAATTAGTATCAAAAATATAAGGAGGTATTAACATGAGTTTTTTACAAGAAGAAATAAAAGATATAACTGAGAGATACGAAAACTTAGAACAAGAATTTATAACATGGTCAGAAAGTTTTGAAACAATAGCAGAACAAAAAGCTTTTGAAATCGTATGTTGTAATTTTGAAGAGTTTTGTACATGGTATAAAGAAGAAGAAGAAAGCCCTTTATCAGATTCTGCATTTATAGAAGATTCAAATTTTAACGAATACCTTGAAAAAAGAAAAGAAGATTATAATTGTTTTACTGGTCATGCTGGCGATCATGGATTTATATTTTCCGATGGTTCTATGGTGTCAATACCTGGTGATGATCACAGAATAATAGATATTGATACTTGGTACAACGAACAAATAATTACAGTTCACATATCAGATGGAGATTTAACAGTAAGAATAAACGATAATATTAAACGAAATCAATTAAATATTATTGAAGATATAGTAAAAGATTATAGCTTAAATAATATTTATTATGATGTTTACACAAAGGACGATAAAATAAAAACAGGTGGAACGCTTGAAGGTTGGCAAATAGAAGAACTCTGGGAAGCTGCTTAAATCCTGAGAGATAAGAGGGTTTAATTGCTCTCTTATTAAAGGGCTTAGCAGGTCTCAAGCCCTGCGTAACATTCTTAAAGTAATACTGGGAGGTATTGACAATGAATATTAACAATGAAAAGAAAATAACAGCAGAATTGGCAAAATGCCAAAGCAGATCCAGATCGAGAAATATTAATTATCAAGATATTTTAACAGAAATCAAAAAAATCGAGAAATATCTTTCCCAGTATTCACCGAAAAAGTACTGGGTTGATACAAAAGTAAATGTAGATCCTGAAGCACAAAAATTTTCGGGGAGATATAAAGGTACTCCTGAAAGTACACAATTCACTCTTATTAGAAAAAAATCGAGCTGGGATATATCCAAAATTGAAAGATATCAATGTGGGACAAAGAAATATCAATTTATTTTCACAACAGAAATGATATCAAATATTATACATACAGTCGCAAATTATGAAAACTTTTAAAAGCAGAATAGGATTATACATCTACAATTTTATTGTAGAAATAGCGCATATTGACGAAATTAAACTACTGCTTGGCACTGATGAGACAGGTTAAACAATAATAACAATACTGGGAGGTATTAATTATGAAAACAAATACAAAAGAATTTAATGGCAGAATGGAAACATATATTTTTGAGTGTATGGACGATATAGAAACATATCCAAAAAACATGACAGAAACCGAAAAACTTCAAACTTTAAAAGATCGCTTTTGCACTGAATATGTTTTTCCAGCACATCTTAAAAGATATGGCAGCATTGAAAATGTTTTAAAGGAATGGCTTTCCGGCCTTCCTACAGCTTTTAATCTTGATTATACTTATTACCAGATTTTCGAAACCTGCAAAAAGCTCCATAACTTCACAGACGATAAAAGCTATACCGAAAAACAAAAAGATAATATGGTAAATTCTTGGTTTGCTTTTATGGCGCATAAAATAATCCAAACCGCTAAAAATCATGGTGTTGACTTCTTAATTAACTAACCTGTTTGAAGAGAGCCGAACGGTAATCGGTCGAAAGCCCTTAATTGGGCTAATAGGAAACCAAAGAGAAAACAAGCTCTTAAATTCTTGTGGGCGGTTCTGGATAAGAATCGAAAAAGGGAGAATTAATATGAACTTTACAACATTAAAAGCAAGAAGAAACCAAGAGACCAGGCAAGTAAATGATTTTTTAACAAAGATAGTTTACAAAAGCGGTTTAACGACCGTGAAAATCCACAAGGAGTTAAAAAACTTCTTTGTGGAAACATTTAAATCCTCTCACAAAGATTTCAACCCACAGTTCAATCTTGGAGATATTCAGATCCTTTCAGAAAAAAAACTTATTTCAAGGATACAAACTGCCCCAGCACCTTGGAATCACGAAACAAGTGCAGGTGGTGGTTGTGCTTGGAATATTTTGGATGGTGTTTCTTATATCCCTTCCGCTAATACCGATGGGTCTAATCACATAGAGGATGACATCCCAACCGAAGAAGAAGTAAAAGAGGGATTTCAGGCCTTCTTTGAGGCCTTAACACAAGCAAAAAAAGGAGCAACCTTGGAGCTTGGTGAAAACCAGTGTGGTGATGGTGATTCATGGTTTTTTAAAGCCGTCAAACTTTCTAACGTCGGCTGGATAGTTCTGGAAGACTGGACTGAAAATGGAGACTGGCAAGAAATTAAGCTTGCAAGTTTCTAAAAAACAATTAAAAGGTTTTTGCTAATTTGAACCTTAAATCAAATTATTCGGTTAGCCCGATATAATGTCTTAATTGATGTTATATCGGGTTTTTTTATTACAACCAAATAAATATAAGGGAGAGTATAAAACATGATGTTAAAATTTGAAGATTACAACAAAGCACTAAAAAAGCTTTCTGAAATGGCAAACGATGCGGAAGCAAAAGAAAATTATGACATAGAGGAATTTTGCATTATCAAAGAAACTTACGGATATGCAATCACAGACGAAGCAACAGACCACACAGACATAATATGTGCTGAAATAGTCGACTTCGGAATTGACGATTATCACAGTTGTTTTTATTAGACTGAGAGGGGATATCATGGCAACACTTGAAACAGTTGGGCTCTTGAAATAATGGAAAGGAATTAATAACAATGCGATTCAACATAGGGAAACAAGTTTATTTAAAAGACTGCACACAAGGCACAATCATAAGCCAGAGAGGAACTATTTACACCATAGCACTTAAACATACTGGAAAGCTTGTAATCCGAACCAGAAGCGAGTTTGAGTATGTCAGATAAATACATTATACTTGGTGCAATAGTTTACAGCGTTACAAGCTGCATAACATGGTATTTAATATTAAGGAACGAAAGAGGAAAAAAATGATTGAATCAGTAAGAGGAGTCGTAATAGGAGATATAACAAAGGATGCTATTTTAGTTTATGAAGGTAGGCAACAAGGTAAAAGTTTTTCAGCAAAGACAGACGAAGAGTTAAAGCAAATAGCAAATAACATGATTGCAGAGTTTAAAACAAATAAAGCTTTTAAATTGATATATCCAAATAAAGAATCATGGGAAATGAGAATATTTGATTAATCCCTGAGAGGTATCGGACTATACATCCGATATTAAAGGACAGTTCAGGTCTCAAGTCCTGGATAAAGAAAGAAGGCAAACCATGCTGAATAATAAAGGTCAAGAAATAGGCTTTAAATGTTCTTACTGTGGATTCATTATGAAACCGTCCAAGGACAATATTTTTTCTCATGGTATGTGTAAAACCTGCCGGAAGAAAATGGAAATTGATATTGCCTATGATGCAAATGAAAGGAAAGATAAAAAATGAAAGATTGTATTATCAAAAATTGTTTAGTGTCTGAAACCCTGAAGGATAGTTTTTTCAAATCATTCATTGAAGAACCAGAAGAAGCCTACACAGGAGACGACAAAGAAGACACGCCAGACGATAACAAGGGAGGTGATTAAAATAGGCTACATAAAGAGATCACACATAAAAGAACCAGTTATGCCAAAGGATAATCCTTTATACAAAGGTACACAGACAAAAGGCAGACCTGCCAAAGACCCGAAGCTGAAAGTAAAAGTAAAAGGTTTCAATCTGTACAGAGAAGAGATTGAAATGCTGAAGTATCTTGTTAAGGTAAAGAAACTTACAAACTCCGAATATATCAGGGCGTGCATAAGAAACGATTACTATTACGAAAAAGATAAGAGACGAAAATTTGAAAGGAATAATTAAAATGGATGGATCAAAATTGACTGATGATGATATGGTGTTGATGAATAAGAATTTTACGCTTTTAGAGGTAGTGGAACGCAGAAAATACCATTGTGCTCACTGTGGGCATACTTTTATAACAAGCAAGAGTTTTACAGACCTAAGATGTACTAAGTGTCAGTTCGGTAGATGGATACCTGGTAAGTGGAAACCTAAAACTAAGCCAGTAGAGAGACGCTTATACTTTTCAAGGAGAAAGTAAATTATAACTAACAAGAATCATCGTAAACATAAAAATAGCCCCCTGATACGCTTCAGAGGGCTATTTCTTTACTTAATAATGTCTTTAAGTAGCTTACACCGTTTAAATGCAGACCTTACTGTTGCCACTTTTCTATTTTTGCAATAATAAAGCAGTTCAGGACAGAAAGTCTTAGAAAAATATTTTTTTGGAACAAGTTTATTTATATATATATTGTATTTGTTCCATAGCCACTTAATTTTAGGCATAAAAGTATAAGCAGAAGAATTATTTCTGTTCAAATTAGCACCAACACCACCCTTTACATCAAAATATACACAAAGATCCTCAACTATCTTTCCTTTATTTTTTTTAGCAGGAAAATATAATCCATGATTTATAAAAGTATCTTGAAACTTTTTAGTAAAGGTAACTTTAAAATCAGCCTGATAAGTAATGGGATGCAATAAATGTTTCATTACTATCTTATTTTTAATTTTCATTCTTTTAAGGGAAGGAGCGGAAATCTTATCTTGCAATAGAAAAGGATCAGGATGATACACAACACTCTTAGGAAATATAAAGCCATTCAACTCAGCTTCTACAAGCCATATATAAAACATAATCTCTTCTTGTGAATCAAACTCTACGCCATTATATATGTTTTCCTTCTTAACAGTCTTTACTTTTACCATCTGTTTTATCCTCTACACCAGACTTCAACTTACCATTTGCCATTTTCATTGCCTTATTAAGATTATCTAATGCTCTTGCTAATGCACATGAACACTCACCGAAGTTATTATGCTTGAATTGAATCCTTGCATCATACATTTCATCAGCAGCGTTAGAACAACACACGCCGAGTTCTATTCTATCTTTGTAAAATTCACTCATTGCTCTATCAACTCCTTTAATGACTTTGCCGTTTTCTTAGCATTGTCAGCTGAATAGAACGGACAATTTACACAATTATCATCACAACTGTGGTCAAAACTATTGCAAACCTCTTCTACTTCATATTGGGAACAAGATCCTAAAAGATCAATCAATTTTTCAATCATGTTTTATCAATCCTCTCAACATTTCAGCTGCTCTCATTGCATTATTTTCTGAATGAAACGGACAATATTCACACTTAATAAGAGATTCACAATACACACACATTTCACTCTGAATATCATCACAATCAGAATTGCAAACCCTTTCTAAAATACTTATAAGACTATCAAATTTAATCATTAAAACAACCTCCCTTGGTTTTCCTTTACTTCAGCTTCACGCCTAAGTTTATAATCCTTCTCTACTGGACAAAATATATATTTATCTTCTTCTGTCCATCCTGACTTGAATACACGCTCTGTTTTCTTAGTCTTAATACACTTATTACCTGCATATACAAAAGGACACTTGTCTTTTAATTTATGCTTATACAGGCATAGAGAATAGTTTTTTGATATGTTAGACATTATTTAATCCTTTCCAAATACTTCATCTTGACATTTTTGACATAATCCAGATATTAAACTTTCTTTATATGAAACATCATTTTCAAAAGATTCTTTATTTATATCTGTTAAACATATAGGGCATTTATTTTGACTAATTAATTCAACACTTTTTTTAAAGCCTGTTACTACTAATATTTTCTTATTCATCACTCTTTCCTTTTTCAGCAATAATAAAAATATTTTCTGGCAAATGAGGTAGCAATTCCTCAAAAAAATCATGCCATTCCTGCAATTTATGATTCCTTCTTTGAAAATACATATTTCTCAAACAAGCATAATTAGTGCTTATCATCCTGGACTGCAAAAACGAACAAGGAAGATTATTAACAGCTTCTTCAAACTTTCCAAGATAAATATTTTCATTCACTATAGCGATAATATCTTCATCTGTATCTTTCGCAAAATCATTTTTATCTAACTGTCTTTTCATAAGTGTATGCATGGTAGATTCAGATAAAGAGTCTGCAAAGTGATATGTTGCAAAATGTTTCCACCAGTACAATGGAGCTTTTACAGTAAAATTAACCTGAATAAACCTCATAAACTTAGAATGACTTGTACCTGCTTTTATCAGTTTTAAAGCTAATGCCTTATCCTTATCGCCTATTTCAAAACCATTATTATAAACTTTGCTATCACTATGCTTAGCAGATTTTAAAGCAAACCTCATGCCTGTAATAGCTTGCTGAATAAAACTTGTTTCAATATTAAAAACTTCAATATTACTCATATTATTTCCCCTATAACCTTGTTATGGTGCAAGCACCACCTGAACACGCTAAATTAATGGAAGTTGCATATTTCATTCATGCCAACATACCCTTAATCGGTGGTACATAAGGGATATATCTTAACTTGCCCTTGTAAGGCACTCCAAATTTCTTGATATACTCTTTTTCAAGATACCTCAATACCTTTTTATGGTCAACTGAAGATTCTAAAAACTTGAAATTTGTTGGCGACGATTTATGTGAGCATGGAGATTTATAACCTTTTAAATACTTTTTCATGTACTCTAAGTTATGTTTTTTAAAGCAAGGATCACAATACAAAACTAAACTCGGTCTTTTCTTTGACGATGTTATGGAATTTATTTCGACCCCACATATTTTGCAGTTATTCATATTTATTCCTCTATTTTTGATACAGTGTTACGCTATCAGGAATTATTGTGAAAACTTTTTCATTCCACTCTCCTGAACTGTGTCCTATTTTATAGAAGTCATCCTTAGAAGATAAACATACTCCTGTATATTGTTCTGTAAACAGTATGATAGTCCCTTTACTATTCTCTTTAATTACAGGATATGTTTCTTTTTTAGGTATTGCATTGCATTTAAATGTTATTTTCATTATTTTCTCCTTTTTTTTTCGTATATTAAATTAAAGATTTATTTCTCCATTTTTAATTACATCTACAAATATGTAATTAAAAGTATCATTTACTTCTTTTGCTATATCCTCAGGGCATTTTAATTTAGGTATCTTTTTTACATTATCATCAGCAAAGCGGATCTCCTTATTATTATATAATTCTTCAACCATATCAGCTAACTTATGTCCATCCATTGTCCCGCCTATTAACTCCATAGAACTTCTTGTTCTCCAAATATCGCACAGAAACACTATGTATATACTATTTTCTAACATCATTTTTTATACCTCCCAATTTAGGATTATGTATTGCTATTATAGTTACCTCATTCTTCATCGCTTTCATCCCTCCAATACCCACAATTTTCACAATACCAGTTACCGCCCTTCCTTTCGCCCTTTTTCAGCATGCTTTCCCCGAGCCCCTCTTATTGCCCGAAGATCACATTACCAAAGGCACCAGGTATCTCGATGAAACTCTACTATATTCTCATCAATAAAGATCATCAGGAAGACGGCTATTAACATTATGGGCACATACCACAACAACCCCAAAGGATGCGCTAAACGAACTTTCATCTTGGTGGTATTGACCATTCCTAAACAATAAAATATATAACCTAGTCTGCTAATTCCCAATTGCTTTCTACTCTGCATTTTTAATCACTCCTTTTGGCTCAGAATATCTTTCCCTGAACATCTTAACATTCATCACTCTCCTATTCTTGATACAATGTTATACTATCTGGAATTATTGTAAAATCTCTTTCCCACCATGTTTCAGAAAAATCACCAATATTATTAGGGCTTAAACATACTCCTGTGCATTGTTTTGTAAACAGGACAATAACCCCATTATGATTCTCTTTAATTACAGGATATGTTTCTTTTTTAGGTATTGCATTAGTTTCTGCTGTTATTTTCATATTCTCTCCAATACTTTTAAAAAGTTGTTTCTCTCATTTTTAGAGCCCACCGTTTTAAGGGCAATCTCTTCTATGCAATAATTGCATAGAATAATACAGTTTCTTATGCCAGATATATCTGGCTTAATCTCGTGCAAGGGCTCCGCTCTCTTCTTACACAAACAGCACATAGAATATTCTGTGCAATCATTTATTATTAAGTTCATTTTGTATCACTTTCTTTAATTTGGTATATGTAACCGGAGTCACAAGCCGGCAGTCCTATTCTCTCCATTAGTGCTGCACAATCTAAACAAGGCTCACCTGGGAAATTAAGCATACACCCCTCACATTCTTCTCCATTGTCACATACTGCTTGAATCGTTATTTCTGTTTTCATGGTTCCTTTCCTTTTCTAATTTTATTCCCTCACACCCAATCATTTCGTTAAAGGCATCTCCTTTACTTTACAATACTCGCACTCCAACACTTCAGTTCCACCACTTGTAATGTATCCAGTGCCATTGCATACGGTACAAGTTTCTACATTGTCAGTGCCTCTATAATTTGTTCTATCTCTGCCTAAAAATGTGTCAGTTGTGTATATTCCAAACATAAAACCTCCTAATAGTTAATTGAATCATCTATCAACTCGATGTTTTTATAATGATAACGGGTGCCTCTGTCGTCAACATCACAAATCGTATAAGGGTATGCGTCATCTCTATATACATTAACCAATATCCCACACACATTTTCAGATTTGGAATAATCTGTATCCCACGCTCTGACTTTCTTGCCAATAAGACAATGCTCAGGAATCTCATGTATCTTAGCAACCCTGAATTTATTTTCATCTAAAACTGATGTTCTATATATTTCTATTGCTTCACCCGAATCCGTGCATAATCTCATAAAGTTTTCGTTCATATAAATTTTATAAAATTTAAGGATTCTATTGTGTTCATCAATATAATATTGCCATGGAGCAACATCTGAGGCTGATGTAATGTATTTGTGAGTGTCAATCTTTTTATCTTCCGTTTGTTCTTCAACTTTAATTTTAAGCTCTATTTGTTCTTCAACTTTAATTTTAAGCTCTATAAACGACTCTTCCAAACTTATTAACAGTTTATGTATATTATCAAATATTTGTTTCATTGTTTCTCCTATCAAGGCTAATGCCTCTAATGTTGTTGAGCAGTTATTTTATATATTTTCATACTTCATTGCCCCAAACATCCCACCCATCTGTTTTCTCTCTGGCAAATAGTTCTATGCGAGGCAAATCACCCATAAGTTTAATAATTCGTTCCCTTGCTTCATTTGGTTTTTGACTGTGTGCTTGAATAGGAGTGTCAATAACAGAATGAACTCCTGCATCTATTCTCTTTGGCTTCCCTTTTGTGGCAATTAAACACAATTCCGCATTGGCTCTTGTCCACCTCCCCATACCCCAAAACCAAGAGGGTGCTTTTTTGTTTTTTTTAACCCAAGTAAATCCAACTGTTTTATACTCAAACCCCCATTTTTCTATGAGTTGCCAACACTCATTTAATTTTGGCATTGTTACCCACAAAAACAGAATACAATTTTTATCTGCTATTTCCGACACTGGCAGATTGTCTATCCAATCCTTTTCTTGAGTTGGATATTTACAACCAGCCCCTCTATTCCCTGCAAGGGCTTTATCTCTATATGACCACGGTGGGTCAGCATAAATTATCTGATATTTTTTATTCGGAAATGGTATTTGTTTCATTGCTTCTCCTATCAATGCTAATGCCTCTAATGTTGTTGAGCAGTTTTCTTCTTTCTTTTTCAAAATGACACTGCATTTGAAACAGTCCATTTTTCTCGAAATTAGAAATCATTGCATCTAATTTTTTTAGTCTTCTTATCTGATCATTCTTCATTTTTTCTCACTAACATAATCTAACATAGCCCTATCGTGAGCATCTTCATCAACCGTTATTGTTTCGCCACAACTTTGGCACCTTTTTTTTCCTACAAAAAATGCCTTTGGATAACCATGTATTTCCTTAAGATCATGTTCGCCACCATTAAAACAGGGCACTTTTAAAGTTTCATAATAAAAACTTACTTCAGTTTTAAAACCAAAATTTCTATCACAATTCCAACACTGCTGTTCGTGGATTTGGTTTTCTTCATAACCATAACCATCATCATGATTAATTTCTGTTTTTGCGTCACAATATGGACACTTTACTTCACTCATTGTTCACTCCCCTTTGTTAGATTTAATCTATTTATAATATATTGAGGAACATTTAATTTTATTTCTTCTGCTTTAACATTTTTAGCCCGGTTTTTAATTTTAATTTCAGTTTCAGATTTTAATGATTCGATTCCGATATAATCAATAATTATTTTACTTATTTCTTTCATAATATTTCCTTTGTTTGTCTCTTATGGTTTACAAATAGTCTTATGCTGATTCACCGCAGTAGGTATATTAGCTGAAACTTTAGGATTATCAGTATGATTATTTATATTTTGTATAATTTCATGAACCTCTTCAACAGTCTTTCTATCTTTTCTAAGTTTAACATTATAATCTTGTCTCATAAAGTTAAACCCACGATTAGTATTAAGCAATTCATTTCTTTTAAACTTAATAAATTCTATTGCACCAAGATTCTTATACCTTGCAATAAGATTATCAAGATACCTTACTTTCTTTTTAAACTGGCTTGGTTTCATTGTTCACACCCTTCTTTAAAGATTCACCACAATAAGGACAGAACTTGAAAAGATTCTTGTGTTTCCAAATAAGAACTCTATCCTCATTAGTACATTCATCACATTGTTTAACACTCCTAACTCCTTTTAATTCAATCCACAATCTTGCAGCAGCATCACAAGGGTTATTATCACTAAAACATTGTTGTTTGCCATGATGTTCAAAAAACATTCCACTTACACACCAAACACCAAATTCTTTCCGAACAGGTGTAATACTTACACCATCAGGCAACTCTTCAAGCAACTCTTCAAGTGAAGGGGCATAAAAGAAATGTTTAAATTCCCAAACTCCAGGTGTTTCTAAAGGAAATGTTTGAACTGTTTTCTTTGTCCAGCCACTTTCTTTAAGCAACCTTGCAATCTTATAACTTACCATTACAGCATCTTCTTTTTAAACTTCTGTGCTTTTTGTTTCTTCTTATCTGGATTAACAGTTGGTATTCTTTTAGCAACAACAAGTTCCTTCTTAACATCATCATAGATATACACATCTTTGTGCTTACCATACTTCATAAGAACTATACCTTCATTATTGATAACTTCAGCTTCCATACCGTCCTTGTAGTTTGCTTTAATGATGTTAGCTACACCAATTGTAGTTTCACATCTGTACTCTACCTTGTTAATGAATATTGTGAACATTATACCTCCCTTAATAAAAAAGCAGACCTTATCAGAGTGTGTACAAGCCGCCAAGCTCCTCCGAAAAGATCTGCTATAATATACCATCGTTGTACACTGTTAAGCTCTTGGCGTAGCTTTGTTTGTTTCACAGGATAAAGGATTTGAACCTTTAACATTCGCCGTCAAAGGGCGACGCTCTACCAGTTGAGCTAATCCTGCATAATCTTAAAAGCAAGGCAGGATTCGAACCTGCATGAGATTAGTCACCTGAAAGATGTAACCGGGATTCTTTCAGTCTGGTATATTGCAAAATGTGTTTAGTAGGTGGCCCCTTATGCCTAACACGTTGTTCCGTATAAGTTTCATTCTTATTACTAAGAACCGAACAACAACAATAATCAATCTCTCTTACCAGTAATAGTGTTTACCATTTCACCACTTGCTTATTTACATTATATCTCAGTCTGACATTTAGTGCAAGTATTAAGTTTATTTATTTCCTTTCTCCACTCAAATAAGATACTGCAAGCTTTGCACAGTCTTCAGTAGAATACTTTAATATTTCAATTTTAGTAGTAGCCTTGTTTACCTGGCAGAATTGGCATCTTATCATTTTCCTCCCTTAAATATTCCATAATCTTCATTCTGAAAAGTAAGTTCATTATAAAACCTATTACTTACAGGATCAAAGTGATAATAAAATTCTTTTCTACCTGCTCCCACTCTATCCTTTAAACTTCTTATCAATGCAGAATAGTATATTCCACTAAGGTCTTTTTTCTTATAACAATCATTTGCCTCTTCGTCCTGTTTCCAGATTCTCTCTACTGCAAGTATATTGTCAGCAATGTTACTAATATTCTTACTTCCTGATATGTGATACTTAAACAATGGTGTTTGTTCTGCACTGCCTGTTTTATTTGGATGTGCTACAACAATTATATGAGTGTCAAAAGCAAGACAAAACTGTTTACATTGTTTTACAAATGCTGTTTGATTTTTATTTTCATCTGAAGAACTTTCATCTAATGCAGTCATTAAGTTATCTATTACAAAAAACTTTATACCAAACTTTTTAAATCCTCTTGTCATTACATTAAATAATTTATTTGTATCTGACATTTCAACTTTAGTTTCATATACATAAAACTTATCTTCATACCATTTTTTAATCTTATTCTTAGCTTCTGGTTTAATGAAATAATCTATATTCTGAAATTCATCTGCAAGAGTGTAGAACATACTTGAATCGCTGCCTACAAGCTGTCTCATAAGCCATTCTTCTATTCTATTTTCTGTAAGCTCACCTGAATATAAGAATACTCTTTGTGTCTTTAAGACTGTAGCAAGCATCTGTGACATGAATGTAGACTTACCTTCATTATCTCTACCAAAGAGTATTGTAAGATCACCACCAGAGAACTTTCTAAAGTGTTTATCCACTTCGTAAAAGCCAGAATAGAATGATGTACTTGCCCTTGTCTTATCTTTCCTTCTGGACATATTTATTAAGCCAGATACTTTTTCTCTCATTATTTCTTCTATGAATTTATAAAGATCATGTTCACCTCTACATTTTAAGAACTCATTTGCATCCTTAAAATCAGGATTAACTTCTATTGTACACTTTTCTCTACCAATTCTTGATCTTATGGTTTCAGCACACTTTAAACCAGGTGTATCGTTATCAGCCCACACAACCACCCTTACAAGCACTTTTAACCAATCGTGACAATTCTCTATCCATGAAAGTTCTTTTGCTCCTGACGGTATGCTTACGACATTCTTAAAGCCACTCTGCCATACAGCAAGGCAATCACAATGACCTTCTACAATCAAAACAGGCTTTTCAACATCAATATGATTAATACCCCATAAAATAGATTTTGTACCAGGCTGTCTCAAAAAATCTTTAGACTTTATACTTCTAAAAGTGTTGAATACAAGTTTATTATTTTCATCATAATGATGAAATACAAGCCATTCATTTGAAGGCTTAACAGAACTCTTAACATTCCATGCTCTTAAAGTATCTTCTGATATGTGCCTGTTTATTGCAAAGATTATTGCATCAGGAGTAAGTTCATCATAGCCTATTCTTGCTGATTTAAATGTTTTCTTTGTTTCAATACTCTTTTTGTGAACTTCAATTTTAACATTTATTATTTTTGCTGCCTTTTCCATAGATTCTGCAAAGTCCATACCTTTGAAGTCCATGTAGTATCTGTATATATCCATGTTTTCATCACAAGCAAAACATTTAAAGCAGTTATGTTCTTTATCCCATGACATAGAGGGATTCTTATCATCATGGTAAGGGCAAAGTATCTTTCCGGACTTTTCTTTCTTAGATAAGCCTTGTAGAATGATATCCTTTGCTTGATATCCTATTTGTTCTTTTAGTTCAGAAGGTTTCATTGTTAGTTCCTAAAGTAAATAATCTGGTAATTCATTTTTACGATCATCGGTGAAGCCATTTACATATTTGAGTTTACAAGCATTGTCAATACACGCCCTTGCATCTTTGTTTCTTTGTCTCTGTAATGCTTGAGTTTGAAAATAAGCAGTACACCAATCACTGTCAGTAGTCTTGCTGAGTTTGAGTTTCCAAATTTTATTTCACCTCTTTATCTCTCATTTGGTAGATAATCCATTGTTTGAAACTAACTTTCCCAGAGTTTTTACATTCTGTACAATCGACATGATTAATTGGGCCACCATCACACAGTATCAAAAATCCCCAACCTTTACACACAGGACATTTCATATTAATCTACCTCACTTTCTTAATTTATCGTAAAAGGGTCTTATCCAGTTCTTTGTTGCTGTTGTAGGAAAAATAGGTATATCACAATGATTATGTGATAAATTTTCAGTTTTAGACATTGCTTCTATAAATTTGTCACATTCACCTGAAGCCACTATACAAAAATCATTTTCATCTTTAATTTGCATCTTTCTACCTGAAGCCATATTTTCACTAAAAATATCACACGCTTCTAATCTTGTTTCAACTTCAATAATTACTTTGAACATTGTTTCACATATTCCTTTTAATTACATTCAACACATTCTCATAAAACTCTGTCTCATGCACCATATCTTCGATAAGTTCAATATTTTTAACATTCAACTCGGAGATATCTGTATCCGACAGACTGACAAACGGTTCTTCGTGAAGCATATTAATAATTTTGATAATGTTATCAATACAATTCTCCGCAAATGGAAGATCGGTCGCAAAGAATGTTCCTTTGCACATATCAAAAGTTGTTGCGCTCTCGGCACATATTACATCACAGTCAAGGTTTGGAAACTTCAACCATTCAGAGTCCTCTCCTTTGATTGCAACCACTACCAACGGAGATGAAATCAGCCACACTTTATAAGTTTCGTCGAATATAACCTTGCCATTGATTGCCTTTGCTATCTTCTTAGCTTCAAGTTCAAAAAATCTTACAGCTGTCATTATTTAATCCTTTCTTTTACAGTAATATGGACACTTAACTTTAAGTTTTAAATAATATCCCATACCTTCTGTTTTTTCAATATCACAATATTTACCTGCATCCCCCTCTTTTAAATGTTCACAAGTTAAGCAAGTTTTTCTATCTGGATTCAATAAACATGCTCTCTCTTCATGTCTCTCAACTGCTTTCTTTGAGACTCTAAGAAACTTACCTTTGCAATATTGACACTTATAAGCTTTAATTTCTGTTGGCATTATTTAATCCTTTCTTAAAAATATAGTTGATAAATATTTTTCTAAAGTATCTCTAACCTTATCGTCCAATTTAAGATTGATAGATACCATTTGCATTTCTCTTACATAATGAGAAGGCCAAGAATCAAGTTCTTTAGCAAATCCATGAAAGAAGTTTGCCTGTTCTGAATCAGATAAATTTGCTAACTCAGCACCTAAAATATCCCATTCGATGTTAAATGATTTTTTCATTATTTAATCCTTTCTTTAATCTTCATCTTTGAAATTATAAAAATTACTCATGATTCTTTTACCATATTTTCTATCACAAGAACTAAAATTTAATTTATTCAAAAGATGATTGAACACTCTCGTTCTGCCTATATTCCAATATGAGTTTCTTTCATTCAAAGATAAAAATAAAGCTCTATACACTTCTTCCATTTCCTTATCAGTTAAATCTATAGGTGTTCTTTTCATCATCATCCCTCTCTCATGTACTCTTCTGGTACACCCTGGTTCTTTACTGAATACGCTATCTTTGCATTATAATCTTCAGGTGACTTAGCGTATGTTGCTATTAGAAGTCTCCACTTAGAAGGAAACTGTGTGTCTCCTCTTTTTGCTGCTATCTGATATTCAGCATCCTCTTTAGCTTTATCTCTTTCATCAAATCTTCTGCCAACTCTATCATATATGTTTCGTTCTTTTATGAACTCTCTCTCTTGCTCTGCTCTGTGTAATGCGAAGGACTGTTCCTTTTCTTCTTTTACGATGTCTCTTACATGGAGAGCTCCTTTATTTGAATATATTTTAGTTTTAAATGCATCATCTGTATACTCAGCACATATTAATTCTATGCTATTACATTTAGTTTGACCGAAGAAGGTGCTTAGAGTTCTTGCTTTTACGGATCTTGATTCACCTTTTACCTTAAAGCCCTTAGAAGTTTCTACTCTATCTTTATGTCTTTGAAGCATTCTTTTCATTTCTTCTGCATCTACACCTAAATCCCTTTTAGCCTTTTCCATTGCTCTTCTCATAGCAGGAATGTATTTTCTATGTTTTATTAAACCAAGGGTCTGGTAGAACTCAAAGACTTCCTTGTACGGTGTACTTTTGGATTCTGATTCTTCTACTTTCTTTTCCGTAAAAGAAGATGTTGAGCTTGTTTCAACATAATAAGAGTCTTTAGACTCTTTCCTATTATTAAGCTTGTTATTATTAAGTATGTTATTATTAAGTATGGAGAGTTCACTGGCTGAACTCTGGGTGGTAACATTCGTTGCCCTTGGCAATTCACTGGGTGAACTCTGAGTAAAATCAATCATTTTGATGATATATTTGTTAGATTGTATAGGACTATTTGGTATTTTTTTAACTTTTGAAAGTAAATTTAACTCCTCTAATTCTTTTATTGATTTGAAGAAAGTTGCTCTTGCTATGCCTAAGTCTTCTGTTATAGTTTCCACTTTAGGATAACATTCTATTTTACCTCCTCCTGTAAAAGACAAGAAATAAGCCATTATCAATTTAGCGTTTTTAGATATTTCTTTATCTTTCATAAAAGCCTTTGGAATAATGCCATATCCTTTTGAAAAAATTCCTGTAAGTTTATTCATTACAAACCTCCTGATAATAAAAAAGCCTAATAGGGATAAAAAAAAGAAAAGACTCGGAAACGATTTTGGCAAGTCGCAAGTAAGTCTTCTCTATATTTTTATACCCTAAAAGGCTATTAATTTTATTGTTCATGTCGTTGTTTCCTATCCTTGCAAAAGGTGCTTGCCGTCACCTGCCTGTTACCAAACATATATATTATAATGCTTTAAATGTTTTCAGTCAAATGATATTTTTAAGTATGTGCTTTATTACTGCTATTGTCCAACCGTTGCCAAGCATTTTGTAACGCTGAGAGTTGCTGACATGATTAGTATAATTATCTGGCACTGTTTGAAGTCTCTCGCACTCTATCGGTGTAAGTTTCCTTATATATCCTTCAATTAAAACTCCATGCTTGTCTTGTGCTGTAAGAGTATAAAATTTCTTTCCATCTGAAAATCGTTGTCCATTCTGTCTTTTGTTTATCCTATCGGGTGTTATGCAACCAAATAAATACTGACCCATCTTTGCTGCACCACCACCTGCATCACCGCATAATGTTACTGCCTTATCATGTATGTAATAAACTCTATTAGCCTGAGAATCTTTTCTAAAATAACCTACTTTACCTCTTTCAACTTCTTTATCTAATATTTGAAGAGTTTTATCAAATGGAACAATATATTCAGCTATTGCAACTGACATTCTTGAACCTTCTCCTTTATTTGTAGTTAAACAATTACTTTTAGGCTTATTTATAGAATAAACATTTCCATTCATTCCTTTTCCAGATGGATTTATATTAAAAGTGTCAATATTGATATCCAATATTTCATCAAGATATTCATGTACTATATCCTTTAGCATAATACTTTTATCTTCTGGCTGTAATATATTTTGGATATTTGTCCAGTATAATCTTTTTCTGTTTTGTGCTGACACTAAAGCTGAATTAATCTGAATAGGCTGAACGCCGAGCAATTTAGAAATCACATCCTGATATTCTTTTTTCATCTTCACATTTTCAAGCAACCAATATTTAGGCTTAACTGCATTTTTAATTTTAATAAATTCAAAAAATAACTTACTTCTATCATCCTCAAAGTTTAATTGTTTACCTGCGAAACTGAATCCTTGACATGGACTTCCTGCCATAAGCAAATCTATCTTACCGAGCATATCAGGGAATACCCCGAGATGATTAGAAGCTTTCACAACATCACCTAATTGAATAGTATTTGGATAATTAGCTTGAGTAACTTTCATAGCATATTTGTCTATTTCACTCGCATAATAATTATCATAATCTATGCCAAGCTCATTAAGTGCTATTTGTCCGCAACTCATACCGTCAAAAAGTGATAAAATATTCATTACTTATCATCCTCTAAAGCAATAACTTTTTCCATGCGACTTGCAAGATACTCAGTCAAGGATTAACCTCTTTTTGCACTTGTGTTATCAGCAATATCTTTACCTTCTCTTGCTGTTCGTCGCGCGACAGTGCCAACTATAACAAGGATAGAAACTTTCATTGCTTACCTCCCTTTCAAACTGAGAAACATAAGCATTTTTACATTTTATACAAAATTTTAAGTTGCTGCTGCCACAATTTAACTGCTTCTTTTATCTCACTATAGTACCCAACCGTGCCATAACTACACCGCCCACCGCTTATACTTGGCCCCTTAGCTGAACATTTATTGCATTTTATTGCGTTATATAAATTAAAGAATCTTGTTTCAAAAGCATGTTCTAACTTTTGAAACTCGTTTTCGAGTAAAGCTATATGTCCTGTATTTCCGCAAAAAGGACAAGTCAAAGTGACATTAGATAGTTCCATTATCAAATATTCTGTTTTTTCTTTCATAACATTCTCCTTTCAAACTCAGTCGCCAGGAATCGAACCTGAAACATTCGGGATGTTGCTAACCATAGCCGACTGAAATATAAGCTACTCCTCGAATACCACTTCGAGATCATTCAAGAGCTCTATAAACTTGTCTCTAAATGTTTTGGCGTTGTTTACCATTAGATCTTCAGAGGAAGTACCTTCTTTTCTCTCAGTTAAGATACCCTTGGTCTTCAGACATTCTTTACAAATGTCTTTCTCTACAAGCTGTTGACTGCGGCTGGTTACCAGTTTTGCATTGATTTTGAGATTGATGAGATCTGTCTCACCCACTGATTTTCCGCACTTATCACATATAAATGTTTTTGTAATCATATCACACTCCTATATTCTTTTTACAAATGCCGGCGGCATTGCTTTTCCATATTTACCTCCCTTTCAAACTCAGCCGCCTGGAATCGAACCAAGTAAAGCACCACTGCCAGCTGAACATTTAAATTAATATTAAAAGGCCACTAAAAATATTAATTATAGCAAGTCAAACCGCTTGCAATGGTTTATGCTAAAACGGATTACTGTAACCTGAAGTAATACTGTTACTTTCATCAATGGACATATCATCTATGCACTTGTTGATATAAACATTCTGGTTCTCACCTTTATTTTTTACATAAATTTCAAGTTTAAGTCCTATGAGTTCACTTACTCTGTTTTCAATATCTGAGAATTTATCAAGTTTCAGTCCACATACTGCAAAATCTTTCTTGATATATTTAAGGCTTTTTGCTGAATTGATAACTGAGTTTTTGAAAAGAACTCTGTTTGTATGATTGCCTACCATAACTTTCATTTGAAGCACAATCATAGGCTTTCTTGACTCTTTGGTTTCTTCAAGTTCAGCTTCCATTATCATAACATTGTAATTGCCATCAGGTATTGGTTTAAAGTCTGTCTTCTGCTCTTCTACTTCTGTTGCTTCATAAATTTCATCATAAACTGTAAGATCTAACATTATTTTACCTCTTTCTTTGTTGTGATTGTATTTGTTTTTGTTGCTGTGTTGAAGTATGCTATGAATTTATTAAAGTCCAATGGTAACTTAGCAGGTAACTTACCTGATCTGTCTCCTGCATCAAAACTCATTGAAGGTTTTGTATTAATCACTCTTACCGTTTTAAGTTCTCCATCAACTTTAGCCTTCTCCTGTGAACAGAATAGAATCATATCAACAAAGCCTGTAATAAACCTGTAAGGGCTGCTTTTCTTTGCATCTGGTATTGTGGGAACTGTTTTTGTGTACTTGCCTGTACGATCATCTACATCCTTGTCATAAGCATGGCTTGTCATTATGAGTCCGTAAGGCATACTTGCAAGCTTATTCAAAACTCTTCTGAACTCATTAAGTATAAGTGCTGAACCTTTACCGAAACTAAGAACCCCATCATTAGGAGCATCAACACCATACTTTTTACAAATGTATTCTTCACAGAATGTATAAAGATTATCTACTGTATCAATGATTATTGTTTTGTAATCATGCTTACCTTCTGCTATCAATGCACAAGCATCAAGGAACTCTTGCCAATTTAATGTATCTATCTTATATACTGAAAGAGTGTTGAGTCCTTGTTCCGTTGCAATGAACAATGCTTTTTCTGCGTTAGAACAGAATGTACTCTTTCCTATTTTCGCTATTCCATACATTAATATGCTATACTGACTGAAATCTGTAATTATTTCTGATTTTTTTGTTGGTAACATTTTATCTCCTTCATAATCTTCTTCTGTGGGATATCCATAATTATCGTCTAATAAATTATTGTAATATTCTTCTATCAAATAATTAGAATGTTCTCCCATTAAAATACTTTTTCTTTTTCTGTTGTTAATTCTTCATGTGCTTCTTTTTTTATAAAGAAGTTCTCAAGTATCATTGGGTTCTCTCCTGAAGAACAATATTGATAATACTCACAAAGACTATTGAATTGAGTACAAAATGTATTGTTTTTATAAAACACTCCTCTCTTTTGTGCTTCAAGGAAACTCTTTGTAAGATCCCATAATTCTATCTGAAGCTCTTTTATTCTATTTCTATCTAATAGTATCTCCTCTCTATGAAATACCTGATTTGACTTATCCTGATACCACTCTGTGCATCTATCAAAGAACATATCTTCTGTTTCTGACATCTTTCGTTTAGCTGAACTCTTACCTGATTTAGATTTAGCAACAAGAACATCGTATCTTGTCTGATATTCCGCTTCTGATTCACCCTTACCCATCTTTAAACCACACTTACCAAGTATGTTATAAATAATACCTTCTATTTTGATGTCAAGAGTTCTTTCAACGGAATAAGCATAGAGCAGTATTTGAAAGTCAGTCCATAACTTACTGATATATCCTGCATCAATAGTGCTTGCTGTCTTATGCTCAAGTATCCAGTATGTGCCATCAGGTTTCTGAACTATTCCATCTACCTTACCGCCAAGTTTAAAGCTTCTGCTCTTGTGTCCTGTTTCTGGATTAATAATGTCATCTTCAAACTCATATTCAACTTCAATTACTTTAAAATCTTCAGTAGGATATACATTTAAGTATTCATCCATCATTGCAATAGATTTTATTTCTTGGTCTATCTTCAATTCAGCTTCAGTAAGTTCAGCATCAAAGTTTCTTTCGTCAGTCTTGTACCAGTGTTCTAAGCAGTTATGTATGAGTGTACCGTATGTGAAATTATCATTCTTATCAGGTGACACATATTCAAGCAAGTACCTTATTTCACATTTCTTTCTGCAATTCTTGAATAAAGCCCAAAGTGAATAAGTGGTTTTCATTCTTGTATCTGTCATGATTTAAAGTCGCTTTTGCATTTAGCTCTATCACACTTACAACCGCTGCAAGGGTTATGACCAGAAAGAACTAATCCCATTACAGTGTTGCCACCTAATAAACAAGTGCAAGGCACATACCCTTGTGCTTTAGCCATATTTAAAATACCATCATCTTCATCTGCTTTTTCTTGTTCAAAATAATGTACTTTCATATCTATCCCTCTCTAACCCTTGTTAAAAACTCTCTCTTAAAGTTTCTTGTTTCCTTTAACCAAAGACTCTTACCTTCATTGCCTGTCTTAATGCTTTTCATCTTCGCTGCTATCCTGTGATAGAGCAATCTTTGCGGACACATCTTCACATCTATCTGTGGAGATAAGCAACCATTGGTAGCTTCATAGTCTCTGAATATGCAAAAGCAGTTCTGACATATAATTTTAAGTGGCTTTGTCATTTTTAGTTTCTAAAATATGCAGGAACATCACCCTTGGTATCTTTAATTATCTGTTTAAGTTCTGTCTGAGTTGGCATAACAAAGTATTCCTCTTCATCATCAAAAGCTCCATTTATCATTTCAACTACAGTCTTAATGTGAGATATTTTTGAATATTTTCCTATGAATCTTCCTGAACCTTCTATTGAGGCCCATATGACACCGTACTTTGTAATTCCTTTTACTACTCTGCCTGTTGCATCTGTCTTCTCTTCTTTACCATTGTCAAGTTCCTGAAACTCTTCACCAGGCCATAAGCTGTTTTCTTTTCTTGTATAAGGTACTGATCCACCATTCTGTGCAATAATTGTTAATACATGACTCATTTACTTTCCTCTTTTCTTTTTTTCTCGTACAAGCTTGTCAACTACTTGTCCTCTTGATAAACCTAATTCTTTACTTTGTTTCTCCACATAATCATCTGTATCTGACATTAAATGAAAAACCTTTCTTATTTTGTTGTCTTCATCTTTGTCGGTCACTATTTCACCTCCTTTTTCTTATTGTTCAAGTACCACCTGAGTACCACTTGAGTACCACTCAAGTACACCAACTATATCACCTATTAAAACCTATGTCAACACTTTATTTTTTTTTATTTAAAAAAGAATTGCCTGACACATGATATGCCAGGCAATATATAATATAGTATAAAGGTGGTGGACTTGAAAGTGTTATTTTTTCATTGTTTTCTTTTTATTTTTCTTTTTCATAGGCTCTCTCACTATTCCTGCCAGTGTTCCTGACATTGGAGTTTTGTTCACTTTCTTTTCAAGATCTCTTTTGTTTTCAAAACCATCAACAAAATCATCAAATCTTGTTCCCAATTCTTCTATGAAAAAAGGAGCTTTATTTTTTCTCTGATAAAATGCTTCTTTGTGCATCTGTTTTAGATCGGCTTTTGTTTTCTTTCTGCTGTACTTATTGTTTATTTTTTTTGCTCTTTTTTTAGAATCTTCTTCTGACTCATTAAACCTTTTTATTGCCATGATATCACCTTAAAGTTTCTTTTTATATTTGATAGAGAGATATGTTTTCAAAAATACTCTTATCATTGCTATTATAAAGGCTCCTGTAAGGCAGTAAGCACAATGATTAAAGTTATCTTTAAATTGATATGCAAAGAATAATAAAGCAGTCATAACAACAAGCAGGCCGTCTTTAGATGATTCTGTAAATACTTGTGTTAAAAGTTCCTTGTTCATTTCAACTCTTTTCTTTCTTCTCTGAGATTAAATTCAAGTTTCTGAAGGAAGTCATTAAGCTGAGATATCTTTTCAATTCCCATGTAAGTGTCTATATCTTTTGGATCAATAAAAGGAAGAACCTTTTTAAGTCCGTCAACATAGTTCTGTCTTTCACTTTCGGTGTCTATGAAATCATTAAGAAAATCAACAACAGCTATTCTTGCATCCTGAAGTCTCTTAGGATCTCTTAGGAAAGATATTACCTCTTCTTTGACTAATCCTATTGCCATAGCTCCCAATGTTTTAAGAGCATCCTTCTTATTCAAAAGATAATCAACTGCCTTCTTTGCTACACCATTCTTTAAATTATTAAAACTAAATAAACCCATTTTGTTCCTCCTAAGGAAATATTTTTATTATACCTTTACTTATATCTACATTACTTGTATCCAGATGAAGCCATGAAACTTTCATTTCTACCCTGGTTATATATTTATATCTATCTGCATCTTGGTTATTAAATATATCTTGTCTTATTTCTTCAGCAGACATATCCTCCATTTTAGAATCAATAGCCCTGCCATATTTGTGCATACTTAATATTGCTCCTATTTTGCAATTAAAAGGCCTTAATCCTCTATATTGATAATTACCACCCCAATACCAATCATTTACTGTTACAGAGCGTTTAAAGTGATTTCTGATAGAATCCATAGTCCATAGTATTCTTGGATCAAAAAATCTTAATAAATAATCAGGTCTATTTTTATATTTTTCATAAGTTTTTTTATCTACTAATTCAAATATTTTAAACCATTCTGGACTGTAACTGTTCATGAACATTCCTTCCAAAACCACATTCATCTTGATGTTTTGCAATAACATTTATTATTACAGTAGTCATATTCTTATCAGGATGTTTCTTTTTATAATGTTCTATAAGCTTATCCATGCTCCTGACACCTAACTGAGCAGCTTCGTAGTCAATCATTTACGACCTCCCTGACTTAGTATGGTATCAAGACTGCCTTGTAACCTTGCCATTAAGAGAGCTAAATCCTGTACATGAGAATTAAAACTATTATTATCGTTTCTCATTTCTTTTAGTTTATCCTTACAAATATTAACATCTCTTTGCATTTCAGATATAGCAGGAGCAATTTTATTTATTGAAATGAATATATCTGAAGTCATAACTGCATCTGCACAAGACATCTTACTATTCATACATGGAGCGTTTTTAATCTTATATGCTGTGTAAAAGGATATAATTGCAGGAATAGAGAATACTGAAGCTATTACAAATATGAACAACCATACATACCAAGGTATGCCTGATTTAATCATTTCTTGTATTGTTTTAAGTATTATCGTTAGTTTTGTCATTGTTAAATCTTTCTATGTTTTGTTTACTAATATATTCTTATTGCTCCATATTGTATTGTTCTGGTTGCACTTATTCCGTTTTCTGCTTGAACTTCTAAACCAGTTGTTGAAATAATTAAGTTTGCGTTAGTTTTTTGAAGCTCAGTATATTCAGCAGTAGAACCAGTTAAAGGAACATGAACTATTCCTGAAACTGCATAATCCTCTACACCTTGAGATGCATGCACTATATAACAAGAACCTGCAACCGCTGTAAAAATAGTTTTCGTACTTATGCCAGAAATATTTACAAAAGAGCCATAACAAGCTGCAGATTTATCTCCACCTATAGAATTAAAAATTTTAGATACAGTTCTTGAGCCTGTGCCTGTTGTAAAATTTTCAGGAATATCAGCTTTAAATCTAACATTTACATTATCTGGAAAGTCACATCCAGCAGAACTTGAAAATGTTCCTATAAAGGATATTTGAATAGCACTTGAATCTATATCTGTTAAAGTTACAGAACCTCCACTGATGGTGTGTCTATTTGCCCCTATTGTTATATTTTCACAAGTAGCATCTATTTTCAACATTGTTCCACCAACCATGCCATTTGTTTTGTTTTCTGAAATATTTCCTGAATTACAATTAATAAGACTTATAGCCTCTTTACCTAAACAAGAAGCAAGTGCTTCAATATAATTTTCATTAACAGAAAAAACATATACATCAGTTAATTGTATTCCAGTTATTCCTTCTGAGCTTTGAATAATATTAGATTTTATATATACAGATGCTCCTTCTACATTTATTCCTATGCTCGAAGTAGCTCCTGCTTGTAAATGATTTTTTTCTATAACTAAAGCGTTACTGTAACTTTCAATGCCAGTTGTAGTATATTTAGCAATATAATTTTCTTTGCATGACATTTCATCTGATTCAAAATAATTAACTATTCCTTTAGCACATTCAATTATTTCATTTTTATTTATTGTTACATTTCCTACACCTGCATTAGATACGCCAGATGTTCCTAATTGAATCCCTATTAAGTCAGAAGCTAAATTTCCATTTACTATTTTAATATTTTCAATAGTACAAGTGGTATAATATCCTCCACCTGTAACACCTTTAAAATTTATTACAGGCTTGCTTCCAGAACCAGACCATGTAAGTATGAAACCATCACAACCTATTAAATTTACTTGTGTTGCTGTTGCAGTAAAAGATGCAGTTATAGTGTCATTTATAAGATAGTTTCCTGGTAATAATTTAAGTTTTCCATGAGTTTGAGCTAATTCTAATGAAGTTTGCAATGCTGTTGTATTTACAGTTGCAGTAGCAGAAGAAGAAAAACCGAACCATTGAGGTATTATTTCTAAACTTGTTTGTGTTCCAAAAGTAAATGAACCGCTTAAAGATATATCAAGTATATTTGTATTTGTACTTGTTATACTTCCACCTACAGAAATTACAATTCCTGAAGCAGGCTTTAAACTTGCACCTTCGTCAAATCTAAGTTCTATATTATTTCCAAAACTTAAATTATTCGTTGTGTAATAACTACCAGAAGGAAAATAGAGAGTAGCGTTATCTGAACCTATTGCTATTATAGCTGAATTTATGGCTATATAATCGTTAGTTGTTCCGTCTCCTGTTGCACTATAAGGAGCTTCTTTTACAGTGTGCCAATATTTATTAACTACTTCTGGTGGATATGTTTCACCTGCTTGATCTGCAATGTTTTGAAGATTAATAGGAGTCATAGTTCTTGCTGTGCCTGATGGACTCTTAAATGCTCGTCCATGACTATCTGTAGCAGAAACTGTTGAACCAGATGTTACATACAAATCTTCAAGTGCAAGTTGTGTAAAATATGCAGTTATAGATTTAGCAGAAGATAATCCTATTATTGATAAAAATATAAAAAGTATTATCCAGTTTTTTTTAATCATTTTATTTATTCTCCTCGTATTAATTATGGTGTTACAATAGCTGTTATTATGCCAGATATTACTGTTACTGTTTTGCCGTCTACCGTGGTGAATGAACCTGTTGCACCTGTTGATGTCGTTATAGTGCCTGTTACATCGAGTCCACCAGAAGATACTGTCAGCTTGTCGGCAGTTGTGAGAGTGCCACCGAATGTAGCGGACTTATCGCCACTCAACTTCAGAATCTCAAAAGAGTTATATCCATCAGTAGTGTTATAAAGACTATTAAAAGATAGACTCATAGTAGTTCCATCAAATAATAAATCTTGTCTAAAAATATCAGAAGGACCAACTATATCATTTACTGTTAAAAGTCCCTTAACTCCGCCTGTCGCAATATCAAATCGTTCTGTTATAACATCTTCATCCAAACCACCTCTTGATCCTACAATTAGTTGACCAGTGGTATCAACACTTCCACCTGTTGTGAGAGTGCCACTAATATCAGCACCACCAGAAGATACTGTCAGCTTCTTTGCTACTGTTAATTTTTCATATATATTGACATCGCCTGTTGGTCCTATTAACATTCTTAACGCAGCATTTGTAACATCTAAAAAACTAAGTCCTATACCATTTTCAGAGTATATTCTAAATCTTAGACCTGCTGTATCATTGAGATCTAACTTTGCTGCACCTGATGTTTCAACAAGCATAGAACCTGCACTTGCTGCGCCTGTCACTGCAAGACTACCACCGATAGTTCCGTTGCCAGTTACAGCTAATACAGAAGTAACTATGTTATTAAAAGTTTCTTCTCTCTTACCGTCTTTTACTACTGCAGCATTTGAAATGCTTGCAATCATAAAAGTAATCAAAATAAATGATAGTATTTTCTTTTTCATTTTAAACCCTTTCAACTCCCTACATAGGAGTACAATTATTATGTAATGAAGCTAAGCTGCTTTTAACTCTTTTTGTTTGTTGTTTTTCTCTTTTAAATTCCATTGCATAATAAGCAGCTTCTTCTTTATCTTCTTTCTTTCTTGAAGTTCTGAGTATGCTACTTGCAGCAAGTAATTCAAAATCTTTTAACATAAAGTCTGGTACAGTATCTACTACAACTTCAGTAAGGTTAGCATCATCAGCTGTTGTAGCCCATGCAGGTACACTTGCTGTTTTGTAATAATCATACAATGCTCCACCATTATCAGCAGCAAACAATACAGGAGCCCCTACATCGCCATCTGTTGACATAGCACCTGTATCAGCTTCTATGAATGTACCTGAATCATCAGTGAGGTATCTTGGAATACCATATTCACCTTCTGTGTCTACCACTTCTCCACCTACTGTAATAACACTTGCTGCACCATAATCTCCATCAACAGTAGCACCACCACTTAAATTTGGTATAGGAAACAGTTTTATATATCCATACTCCACTGTGTCTTTTAGAAAGTATGAGGGAGTTCCCTGGTTGCTTTCGTCATAATTGTTTTCAAAGTCATAGCCATAAGCATTACCGTTACTTTGGTTTATATCAATAATTTCTTGTGTAGTTGGTCTTATAACTTGTCCACTATATCCAACCATCTTCATTCTGATTATTTCCATACAGTCAGAAGCTATCTTGTAAATAGCAACACCCTTAGTAAAGATAATCAACTTTGATATCTTCTTTAAGATTCCAAGATCTTTACAGTACCATGTCATTTCATCAGCAATAGCATTTCTTATTTGCTTCTTTGTAAATCGTTGATGATTCGGATCATGGATAGCGTAGGCAACTTTTTCAATCATGTCTGCTAAAGTCATTGTAGCCATGTTTATTCCTTTACTTTATTATATTATCTTCTTTTCACTCTTCGCCTTGTTGTTCTAATTCTACCAGATTTTTTAGAAGCCTGTTCAAATTTTTCATCTCTTTCAGTTCTTGCGTTTAAAGCTTTAAGAAACCTTTTAGACTTCATTCCAGGAAATTTATCTAATGTTTCTTTTAACTGTTTCTTTTCAGCATCATTTGATTGAGACCATCTTAACCAAAACTGTTGTGCTTTTATTTCAGGAGAGAGTTCTTTAATTCCAAACCACCATCTTCTATCAGGAATATCTTTTAACTTTTCACTATCAGAAAACCTTCTTTTCAATCTTTTTGTTTCTAAAGGAGTCTCTTGGTTTTCTATAAAAGTATTTACCTCTTCTTTAGTTTTTCTTTCATTGAAATAATCTTGAATCATATCATCTAATTTAAGTGTGTTTCTATATTTTTTTGTATTAGCTTTAATTTTAGCTTCATCTATTTTCTTTTGATATTTATTATAAGAATCAGTCTTTTTCATAAATTTGCGTATAAAAGGAAAGTTTAATATTTTATTCTGAATTACAGTATCATCTATTTTGTCTTTCCCGAAAAGTTTATTCCAAGCTAAATCTGCTGCTGATGTATAAATATTTCCTGATGTGAAAACTTGTTCAAGAGCAACTTTTAATCTATTAGGAGACAAGTTTGTTTTATCTCCTATAGCTCTGAAAAAAGGATGTGTATAAGAAGTTTGTTCTGCACCTGCTTCTACTTTTTCTTTTTTCCAAATAGGTTGACCTCTCCAAAAATCTATATTTGAACCATAAGAAATAAAAGCATCTACGAATGGAGGTAAATCTTGAGAAGGTATATATGGTGAAAGGTCTTTAATTGTTTCAACTATTTGGTTTACATCAATTTCTTTTCCTAACGCTTTCGCGGTCAATGCTTCAAATATATAACTTATAGTTCTTTGTCCTTGGTCTTTTGCTATTTTTACATAAACTTTTCTACTGTTTCCTTCTTTATCTTTATAATCGCTGTTAGGTACTAATATATTGAAATAATTTCTTTTATCAGAAGGAGATATTTTATCATATTCATCTTCATCTATTCCTAAATTCAACATATAAAGAAGAGAACTTACAATTCCAATCTGTACCGCTTTATAAGTAGTTTGAACAGGTCTTTCTTTAAAAGCCCTAAAAATACCTCTTGTGCCTTGAATCCTTGCATTTATATATGGAAGGCCACTGTTTAAAGCTTTCGCCATTCTACCACCTTGAGAGAAATCAAGATAGCCTCTTGCTATCCATGTTGCTTCTTCTCTATCTTCTAATGAAAGCTCTGAAATTTTAACACCTTTTTCTTTTGCAATATTTATAAGTGCTTGTTCTCTTAATGCTAATCTTGTAAGTATTTCTGAAGTTTCTCCTGAATAGCCTAATACATCTTGGATTTTAGATATTTCTGAGTTTATATTTCTTTCAAAAATTCTACCTTGATGTGTAAGAAAACCCATTCCACCACCTTCGTTTATAAAATCAATATAGCGACCTTTTCTTTTTATTGCATCTGAAAATACTTCTGAAAGTCTTTTTGCCATTTGAGCAGCGGCAATAGGAGATGTTGGAGAAAATTCATTTGTGGATAAAAATATATGTGCAATATCTCTTGGCATGTTTGTAATTACAAATTCAGGATTTATACCAGTAGCCATTGTTTTTAAAATTTTAGTTCCTGTTGCTAAACTTAATACTTCGGCTTGAAAAGAATTTAATATAGGATTACTTTTAACCCACTCAACAGCTAAGTCAGATGGCATAATTAATTGTTCTTTATTACCATCTATCATAACACTTATCTTTTCAAATCCAGGTTGAAGGTCTTCATCTTTTTTAGCAATAGTAACTATTTCGTTATCAGGATTAGATTTTGCCATTTCATATAATGCTACATTTGCTTTATTTTTAGATATTCTTGCTTGAGTTCTTGATATTACAGATGTGAGCAAATATGCTGTGTCAGTTTCTACAAGTCTTAAACTACCTTCATCAGTAAGTTTTTTTATACCACTATCAGGAATAGTTATTTTTCCATTGCCATCATAAAAAGTTCCGTCAGGATCTATATAATCAAGAACTTCTCTTGGAGAATAATATTCACCTGTTTCTTTTAATCTTTTAATTCCTTTTTCTGTAATAAGTCCTGCTTCTTTTAATTGATTTAATTGACTATCAAGTGTCTTCCAATAAATACTTGCCTTAGACTCTATTTTCTTCATAACATTATCTGGTATTTCATCTATTAAAGCTTCAAGTTCTGCTATGGAAGCATTTGCTTGTACTGTAAAATTAGGTTTTCTTTTCAATATTTCAATAGACCTTTTAGCAAAAACATAAGTATCTAAATAATTTGTCTTTTCTTTTTTCGTAAGATCTTTATATATATCGTTGTGAGCTTTATCTATTTGAAGTTCAGCCTTTGAAGTAGCACCTGCCATTAACTCTTGATATTTTACTGCTTTTTTACCTAATGGAGTTTCAAGTAGTTTATCTTTTAAATTGCCTGATTCATCAATTAAGTTTCTTTTTAATGATTTAAAAATTTTCTTTGCAGTTATTTTTCTTTTTATTTTAGAAAGCTGTCTTGAGTTTTCAAGAGACTTAAACACTCTGTTATCTTCTATATTTCCAGTAGGTTTAGTTTCAATCTTTTCAGTTTTCTTAACTTCAGATTTCTTTATTTCTTTTGTATCAATCTTAATAGGCTCTACAACTTTATCAGGATCATAAGCATTAACTTCATCCTTAGTCATACCAACTTTAGATGTATCAGTGTTAGGATCATCTATGAGCTGATTCATTGCTTGCTTTAATCCTTTTATATAATCGTTTCTTTTATCTGCTGTAACTCTACTGAGAACACTTTTAGTTATGTCTTGTAGTTTATATATACCTTTTTTAAAGCAAGCTTTAATGAGCTTAACAGAAGCTTTAACAAGCGGTGCGTTCATTGGTACTAAACCGCCAAGTATTTTACCTTGTGCCCTCTTAACTTCTTTCCAAGCATTTTCTATTTCTTTGTCAATATTAATATTTCTTATTGATTTTTCTTTTAATCCAGATGCAAAAACAACTTCACCTTTTCTTTTTACATTTTTAAAAATATTTTTTAAATCATTTTCAAGACCTATAGAATTCATCCATGTTGCCTGTGGGCCAGACGAAGGCATATTTACAACTAATGTTCCATTTGGTTTTAATGCACTTGCCATTTCGTTAAGTGCTTCATGATATGCTTTTGTTGGATTATCTGCATATACAGCAGTATTTAAAACATTACTTCCCATTACAACATCTTTGTTTTTTAAAAAAGAAATATCTCCTATATTCCCATATCTATCAAATGCAAAATATTTTCCACCTTTAGACTTTACAGAGGATTTAACTTTTTGAAATGGTCCTGAACCATAATCAAGAACATTATCTCCATCTTTTATTATTTCTAAAGCCGCTTTGTATGTTTTTGTTACTTTCCATGGTCTCGCTGTTTTTCCTGCTTGTTCTGAAAAAGTATCTGTAAAAATTTCATTTTCTTTATTTTCGTCATTAGCTTTTAATTGTTGTTCAAATATTGTTTTAGAACCACTTGCTTTTCCATTTATTTTAGAAAGCCAATATCTGCTTCTATTTTTACTGTCATAAACATTAAATCCGTTATAATCATCAGTTACCCATAACCACTTATGATGCCATATAGAATTACTGCTTCCTTTTGAAACTTCTTTATTTTGTGTAATTGAAATATAATTACCTATAGTTGGTTCAGTTGCAGAGTTAAAATCAGGGGCTTCATCAAATCTTACTGTATCAGTTTTTTTATCATAAGATATAGCGTTATATTTAAATTCTGGATTTGATTCATTTAATATTTTTTTAGCATTATTTAATAATTGTTTTGGAATTACTTTATCTGCATATTTTTTATGAACATAAATTTTACCACCAATTTCTTTTCCTACTATATTTTTATATCTTTTTATTTTAGTTCCACTTTTAGTTTTTATAGGACTTTTACTTAAAATATTTTTGATATTATTTTTTATTTTTTCTGACACAACTCCAAATTTATTTTTTAAATCATTAATTATATCTTCAAATATATACATTCCTTTTTTAGCATAATTATAAACAAGTTTTGTTGTAAGCACTGTTGCTTTTAATGAAGGCAAAGGGTTCATACCTAATCTTTTATTATTTTCTTTATTTAACTTATTCCAAGTATCATCTATATCTTTGTCAACTGCTTGTAGCTTAGTGTCTTGTTTACCAGTAGGATTATTCAAGTCAAATGAAGTAGTAACCTTAGCGAATGAATTTCTAATAGGCATTATAAAAGCTATATTTTTTTTATTGTTAGCGTCTCTTATTCTCATAGGTTCATAGGCTTCTTTAATTGAAACTTCTATTTCATCTATTCCTAACTTTTTAAAAGTTTCTAATGCCTTTTGCAAATTATTTGGATTTATACGAAGTTCTAAATCACCTTGTTTTATTTTAGCTAACACATCGTCTTTATTTTGTAAAAGTTTTTCAACAGCAGACATACCTCTTGCTTTATCTAAAAGATCGTCTGTTTTCATTTGTTTATATTTTTGATTGCTTGAATTGTCAATTATTTCTGATGCATAAGGGAACTCAGCATTTAATTTTTTACCTGTTAGTTTTTTATTATTTTTATCTATTTCAAAAATGCCACCTTCTTTTACATCTGCTTCTACAGTAATGAAAATGCCACCATTGGTTGCTTGTATTCTTTGATTCTTTTTATCGAAGAACACTCCTGAATATTGAATTTTTTCTCTTGTTTTATCTGCAAAAGGAATTATTATTTCTTCAATAGGATTATTTGACTTTTTAATTTTTTTCTTTATTGGAGTAACATCTATATCAATAACTTTAGCAAGTCCTGGAATTATTATTTTATCTTCTTTTTTCTTTGGAGTTTTAGGAAGAACACCTGATAACAGTTCTTTTAATTTAGATATAAAACTTTCAGGAAAGTTCTTACCATAGTATTCACCTGCTATTAAATTACCTTTTGATGTAACGTTTTTTTCACTCATATCACCAACAGATGTTTTTTTCTCCATCAGATGATTAGCATAGTCATAAGCAGTCTTACCTAAATCATATCCACCTACATAATATATTTTTTTCTTACCTGAATCTTTTATTCTCTGTTCATGAGCGTCTTGCTCTCTTTGATTCGCTCTGTTAGATGCCAACCTTGTCATAGGCTGAATTTTATCAACCTCTTCTACGCTTATTTTAGCATTGTCATTTACAAGTTCTCTAACCTTTTCTTTTCTTGTCATTAGTTTGCCATCAAAATTAAACATTTTATTTAATGCTTTTATAACTTGACCTCTGCGCATTTTAGGCATATCTTTATCAAAGCCATCTACATTTTCTTGTTCTTTTTTCTTTATTGTTTCTTCTGTTTTAATTATTTCTTGTTTTTTATTAAAAGCAATATTACGCTTTTCTTTTTCTATTTCAAATGTTTGTTCTTTTTCAGCAATTTCAATAGTATCATAAAACGGATCACTGAAACTTTGTGATAATTCTTTTGGCAATTTCACAGCATACTTAACACCTTTAGGAGTGTTTACTTTATATATTGAAAACTTATCTTTTGGAATATCAAAAGTATATTTATCAGCTTTCTTTACTGCCACTTTCTGCTTAACTGTTTCTTTGAGTGTAGGTTTAACTTTAACAGGCTCTATTTTAGCTTCTGGCTGTACTTCTTGTTTTTGTGGTGTGATTATAGTCTTTTGTTTTTTAGCTTCTACTTTAGTCTTCACAGCTTCAACGAGAGGTTTCTTGTTAGCTTTCTTTTCTTTTGCTAACTTCATTGCTCTTGAAATCGCTGTTTCATGTACTGGTTCTACTTCTTTTTTAGATTCTATATCAAAATTAGTTTTCCCTATAATTTTACCTGTTTCAATATTTAATTCTTTAATTTTTTTATTAAATGTTTCTATTTTTTCTTTATATTCAACTAATCTATTTTTGTTTTCTTTTATAAATCTTTCTCTTAATTTTATTGAACTATCCCATTGCCCTTTATAATTTTCTTTTCTTTTTTTATATTCTTTTATTTCTTTTTTATATTCTTTAGTTCTATTTAAATTAGCGTCAATTTCTCCTTGGTAATATTTTAATTTTTTTTTATTTTGTTTTAAACTTAAACTTGCTTCTCTATTTATGTTTTCTTGTACTGTTCCAGTTCTTATTTCATTAGACGCTTTTTTTATAACATTATCTAATAAATTTTTTATAGGAACAAGTTCATTTCCTGCTTTATTTATTTCATCTGTAAGTCTTTTATATATAATATTAATATCGCCATCACTTACACCAGTTTTTTTAATAATTTTTTTAATATGATTACTCATAAAAGTTTTTAATTTATCAGTATTTACTCCAACATTTTTAATATTTAATTCTTCGCCAACCATTAATGAATCTTTTAAACTATCAATATATTTTTTTATAGCTTCTGGTGTTGAGGATAAAAAATTTTGTTTAAATAATGATGTTGTTTTCTTCAATATATTAATAATTTTTATTTGTTTTTCATTAGGTTTTATAATTTCTTTTTTCTTAGGTTCAACTTTGTCTTTAACTGTTTCAACAAGAGGTTTTTCTTTTACATTAATATCTTCTTTAACAGATTCTATTTTTGTTTCTGATTGTATTTTTTCTTGTATAGGTTCAATTACAGGTTTTTGTTGCACTTTGTCAACAACAGGTTCTACTTCAGGTTTAGTTTCTGTTTCAGCAGGCTCAAATGTTGCTTCTGCTTCTGCAAATAAAGCATCAAGATTATCAATATCTTCTGCTATTACTTCTGGCTTAGTTTGTTCAGTAAGGTCTACTTCTACACCTCTGTCAGCTTCTTGTGCTTGTAGTTTGTCAAGTTTTTCATTATCAGTTTGATTAGTTTTATTTTTATCTTTTTTAGGAAAGTATTTTTTTATTTTAGATTCTAATTCTGTAGTAACCTTACCGCCGCTTGCTGAAAGTAATCCTTGAATTATAGTTCCTGGTGCAACTCTTTTGAAAGCTTCATTATATGTAAGAGGCTTCTTTATTAATCCAAGTTTTGCATCATCTTCAGATTGCTTTACTTCTGTTACTGTTTCTCCAAGTAATTCTGTACTCTGTGCAAAGCTTGTTTTTATTAATGCACTGCCTATAAGTTTAGCTGTATCACTTTTAAGTCCAGGAATCGCTCCTATGGCTTTTCCAACAGGAAGTCTGAACATTCCCATTGTTAAAAGATTTCCAACTGTTTCAGGCCCTGCTTCCCACCAACCTCTAAACTCAGCGTGTTTATCTAAAAGTTTTTTAGTTTTATTCCATTTTTCTTTTAACTCAGGAGTTATAGGACCAGGATTTGCTTCTAAAAATCTTGCTCTCATATCTCTAAGAAAATCATTTTCTATTTGTCTCTTAGTAGAAGCAATACCACCTACAAGGCCAAGACCTGCTCCAATAGCAGTTCCAACACCAGGACTCACAAGAGAACCTTCTCCTGCTCCTATTGCTGAACCAACTAAAGCTGCACTACCTGTTACAAGTAAATTAGATAAAGAAAAAGCAAGACTTTCAGCAGCATCTTCTACTGTTCCAAGAGTTATATCATCTACATAAGGTAATGGTATAACTACTTTCTTTCTTTCTTCAGGTGTAAGAGTTCTTGTTGTAGCTCCCTCTTTCATATTACGGGCAATAAATTTATCTATCGCTCCAACATCTTCAAGTTTTACATCTTTACCTTTTATCGTAGAACCTATTTTAGCAGGAAGAAAATCCCCAAGTATAGAAGATGCTCTCTTGCCAAGAACTGACATTGCTTGTGCTATTGTAGCATCATCATATTGATCCATATTATTGACATCAAAATATTGGTCAGTATCTAACGATTCTTCATCCTTAACTTCAACATTATCAGAAACTTGTTCAATTTTACTCTCTCTTACATCACCACGATATTCAAAAGATTGCATAGACTTCTCAGGTATAATATTGAATATATCATTCATCAAACTCTTCTTTGATATTTCATATTCATTATCATCTGCTATATCAAGTGACATATCCATTTTAGTATTTATGTAATCAAGCTTTACTTTTTCATTTTCATTAATAAGATTGTTTTCATCTTGGAACATCAAGTATTCATAATAGTTTTTAGAAGCAAACTTTCTATCACTTTCATCTGCTTTTACATTCTTATATATGAACTCAGCAATATCTTTACCTTCTCTTGCTGTTGATGCAGAAGGGCCTTGTGAAGCATCTACTTGTACTGATTCCATTGTAGGAGCATTTACAGAGTTAGTCTGTCCTGCTTCTACAAAAAAATCATTCAATGTCACATCACCCTTTGCAACTCTTCTAAAAGCATTGTTGGTCATATTATCAACTACATTATCTGTTGCAGTTGGAACTAATGTTTTAAGTCTCTGTTTGAAAGTTTCTCTACCTGTCTGTAAAAGTTTTTTGAGAGAAACATTCTGTATCTTATTCTTTATTGCTCCATAAGCAAAAGCAGATACAGCGGCCTTTTCAGGAGCTATACCTTTCTCTTTTAATGGATTGAACTTATCCACAAAGTCTATTGTATCATCGTAATCAATAACATTCTTTACAGCAGTTTCATCACCGCCAAATACAGTCTTCTGACCATTCATAAATATAGAGTTTGTTTCATTATCAGGTTGTACTTGCTGTTGTTGTGGCTGTTGAGGTTGTGATAACTCTGGTAAAGATATAGATTCACTTAAAGAAGGCAAAGATTGATTTCTTTGAATACTACTTAAACCACCCTGTACAGGTTCAGGAGACTCTTCTTGTGTAGTTCTTTGGTTTGCTATATCATCAGCAGCAGTCTGTCTTTCCTGTTCTGTTAATGCTTTAAATGCAGGTTCATTAGCCATTAATTTATCATATACATATCTTGATGAAGCCATGTTTTAAGTCCTAATCCGTTTTATTGAATGAAAATTATTGAAAGAAAGATTTTCTTCTTTTACTTTGCTGTTCAGAAGTAGAAGGTGTTGTTTCAATTCTACCACCATCAAGCGTTCCTGTCGACGGTTGTCTTGATATAGGGGCGTTAGAACCACTCATAGGAAGTTTTTTACTCCCCCTGCTAAAGTTCCTACAACAGGAGTTTTTTCTGAAGATCCTGCTGATATATTTTCAAGTTCAGCTTTTAAACCTTCTATTTCTTCTTGAATTTTTATGTTACCAGGAGAACCTTCTTTGAGATCAATCATCCTTTTGTAGAGTACATTCAATCTTTTAGATATTTCAATCATTCTGTTTTCAACGACTTGACTAAGTTCACCTTTAGCTTTGGATAATCTTAATTCTTCAATTTGAAGCTTAACATCATTGATCTTTTCTCTTGTGCTTTTAGGCATACCCTCTGTACCAGAACCCTCATATTTAAGAGTCTTTTGGTAACCGTCAAGTTTAGTTTGAGGTCTATCTACATTTGAAAGCATACTGCCTGTTGCTTTACTTGTGCTTGGATCTATACCCATGACAGAACTCATTGCACCCTCTACAGTAGAAGCAACTTCTTTTGTAAACAATTTGTCTATATCTTCATTCATTCCTTTTTCAATAACTTCTTTTGGAATAAATGAAAGTCTACCTTTTGGAGTGTTCATATATACTTTACCGTCACTCTGAAATTGTGAAAAGTCACTTTCAGGAACATTAACACCATTTTTTTTATACATGGCAACAACATTATCTACTTCTTTTTGAGCAGCTTCATAACTTCCAGTTTGATTAAAAGCATCTTTATACACTTGAGGTAATTTAGTTGCAACATCGATTAATACTTTTCGTTCAAACTTTTCTTGTTCATATTCTCTTGAACTTTTAGTTTTACCTTCTTGATATTTTCTTTGTGACTGTTGCTGACCTTCTCTATAAGTGCGATCTTCTTTTTGTTTTTCTTCATTGTATCGTCTCTGATCTGCTAATCTGCCTTGATATTTTTCTTCGTTATAAGCTCTATCAGATTCAAATTGTTTTCTTTTTCTATCTTCTGTCATGCGCTGATTTTCAGCGTTCATATATCCTCTTGCAATACCTGCAAGCCCTTTTGCAAAACTCATATCAAACTCCTTAATAAGAAATATTTCTTGTACCAAGACTTGAGTCAAAATTATTATAAGCACCAAAATCAAAATCTGAAGATCCTGATGAACTTGATGATCCCGAATTTTTCCGAGTCATGTTACTGAGAAAACTGCCTATACCTTCAAAAGAACTATTAGCATTACTTTGAGCGGTGTTAGCAGCATTTCTTAATGAATTAGATCTACTGTTCAAACTGTTCGATGCAGAACTTATAGCAGATACAGGAGCAGATTGACCAGATGAAGGTATGCCTTGCATAAGCTGTAACCAGTTAGATACATTCTGAATTTCTTTATCTTGTCTTTCTATATCCCAAAGAGCTTGTTTGTTGATATCATCTTTTCTTGCTTGCCCTATATCCGATGCTCTTCTAAATCCTGCTGAAGATTCAAGAGACTTTCCAAGTGCAGAAGATGTAGGTTCATACTGATTCCTTGTAGCCATATCTCTTCTGAGATTAGCAAGTGTAGAGTCATAACCTTTGTTAATAGCTTCCTCTTGTTCTCTGAGTCCTGGAAGATCATCTGGATAGTCAGGTTTAAATGTTGTATCTTTTGCTTCAAATCCTGCTTCTACAAGTTCTTTTTTCTTTTGAACTAAATAATTATCTACAGGTTCAATATTCTTTTTATAGTTAGTCCATAATTCTTTTGTAGTGCTATATTGAAGATCCGCCATTGCTTGTGATGTAATAGCGGCATCAGCGGATGCTCCTGCCATTTTTCTTGCATCTTTTCCTGCGTTCCAAGCATTAACAGCATCTATTCCCATACTTATTATTCCCAATACTGACATATTAAGCTCCTTTCATTTCTTCGTTGGTATTTATTTGTGATTATTTTAAATATTATTCATAAGTTACAGTTATTATTGCAGATCCCGTTGTCACAATAAATAATCCTGTGCTAAAAGGAGCATCAAACAGAAAACTACCTTGAACTTTCAATGAATCTATGGTTGTTATTATTATTCCTGCTGCGCTTGTGCCATCATAAACGGTTACACTTCCTGAATTGTTAGTAACATTAATTGAATGTAAATCTCCTGCCCCAACCTTACAAAGAGTGTTTGCTGCTCCGCTGATATATTTATATGTTGATGCCGTTCTAAGTTTTCCTTCCCTAGATATAACAACACCTAAACAGTCAAAAGTTACATCTATTATGTTTCCATTACTGTTAATGTTTTCAAAAGTTATTGGCTGAGTTAATCTTTTTGTCAAATGACCACCGACAGATTTATGTAAAAGCTTATTATTTATATAATAAAATGCACCTATTGGAGTCCACTCAATATCAAGTTTATAATAAACAGCAGGATCTATAATAAAATTTGGTCCATATATACCATTGAAATCACCACTGCTAATTAATGTGTCTACTGTAACTTTTCTTGAACCTACATTGAGGGTTAAACCATCTAATTCAAAGAAAAAGCCTTCATCTACATCATAGGCTCCACATCTTCTAATGTTGTCAGCGACCAGGGCATCATTAAATTTATAAGCACCTGTGAAAATTAAAGCGGAACCTACAACAAATCTACCACTTCTGACAGAATTATATTTAGCTGTTGAATTCGCAGTTACTCCGGTTGTAAGTTTAATTTCTCCTGTTTGTGTTACGGCACCTGAACCTGTTACTGTTTCAGTCCAAAAATTAGGATCTTTCAAAGTTCCATCAAAGTTTGTGCCTACTATTCCAGAATTTTCATTTACATTCAATGTGTTTGTTGGAGAAATCCAAGCGTGCCTGTCTGAATTTATTTTACCTGTTATGGTTGATTCTACCTTTACTCTGTCATCGTCTGTCAAAGATCTTGGGAGTGTAGATATAACAGGTGCCATGCCTGTTGCAAATCTTAAAGCCGTTGTTGCTGATAAGTCAGTATTAGTTACTCTAGCTCTATAATAAGGAGCTACGCTTGCAAAAGTTCTACTGCAAGCATTATTAGCTAAACATTCAAAAGTATCGCATATATCCCAATTTGTGGCATCTAAACTCTGGTCTATATAAATTATACAATCACGATCTGCAAAGTGATAAACCTGGATTCCATTAATTCCAAATGTTTCATCTGCTGTGCCCGTAAAGGTTGCTCCGCTTGCAAGGTTTGTATCTGTATAATTATTAGTTGAAGAAATGATCGATTGAATTAAAGCTACTCCGAGATGATAATCACCATCTGCATCAGGCTGAGAATCTATTGCATTTCCAAGTGAATCAACAATAGTGACATCTGATGTTCCTGTTGATCCTGCTATATTCACATCAAGAGCATTACTTGTTACACCTACAAGGTTTTCACTTTCATCTTGAAGTATAAATCTGTTTATATAAGATGCTTGTATCGGTGTTGCAAAAAGTGATATTACTAATAAAAGTAAAAATAGTTTTTTCATTATACTGCTCTCCATCCAGAACTCGGTGATGCAAATAATTTTACATTATTATTTCTATATACTTTGTTATCTGTACTTGCGTTTACTGTTCCAATTATAGTTACATTACCTAATGAGGTATTTAAAATATTAAGTTCTTGTCTCTCCATTAATGTTGAAGCCAATAGAGTTATATTTATTGGACTTGTACACTCTATATAACTATCATCTGAAAGTATTGTGTAATCAGCAGATACAACTTTATATGTTTTAAAGTTTAATGCTTCTTCTTCATTATTCCTTAATGCTCTTTTAGTGTTGGCGTTTGCTCCTATGTTTCTAAGAGATTTACCACCAAACTGAGGTGAAGCAAGTTTACCCTCTAATATTTCAAGTCTTCTCGTTAATATTCTAAGAGAAGTGTTTATATTCCTATTTATTGTTTCTCCTATTGCCACCCTGCAACCTCGAATCTTATATTAGAAACTTCAGCATTTAATGAACCTTCAAGTTCAAACTGAAATTCTCTACCATCTGTACCGTCAGGGCATTGCAAGTATCTACCAAACTCAGTAGACCAATCAAATGTAAAGTCAGTTCCTACTTGTACGCCATCAAAAAATAGTCTCCCTATGATAGTTCCAGAACCTTTTACATCAATGTTTGGATCCCATATTCTATTACCGCCAGGAGATATTATCTTTCCACTCTTCCATTTCCATGTTGAAGTCTCTGTTATTTCAGTAGAACCATATAGTTTGTAAACAGTTCCATTTGATAAAACATACAGATCGCCAGTAACATGATCTTGATAAGAACCTTGTACGATTATATCAAGCATTGTTATTTTATTTTTTTTAACTACTGAGTTATCAATTAAGATAGTTTTGGTTGAATGAAATATATATAAGTAATCATCCATAAAGTTCATAGATGCTGAATTGTTATCAACATTTTCTTTAAACCATTTTTCATCAAAACCATCATTGGATATTATTTCATTTGTAGAACCATTATCAAGAGCAATGCCGCTATCTGCAAGGTACATAGTTCCTATTGGAGTTAATACTGCTGCTCTTGGATTTACATTGCCCTCATTACCTGTTGTTCTATTTGGTAGTGCTATTTCAGGTTCTGTGAAGTCTAATCTTGCTGAACCGTTTTCAAGTAACACAGTTGCATATAATTCTGATACAATTATTCTTTTTACTTTTGCGCCAACAGACACAACATATTGAGAAGGCCATGCTTGAGGATATCCTGGTTCTGATATTAGTATTTTATCATCTTTCCAAGCATACAGACTTCCATTCATAGGACCTGCAATACCATCTAAATCTTCAATAGGTGGTTGCCAAAATATATCTATTCCAAGTTCATTCACTCTTGTAGAAGTGTAATATGAAGGAAGTAAGTTTGCTGTTATAATCAAATTATCATCTGTAATAGTGCCATCATCAAGATAAGTTGTTGTTCCTACAGGCACAGTGGCAAGAAGATAATAATTACTTCCAAGGTTAGCAGTTCTATATATTTTCCAGTTTACCACATAAGCACTCGTTGGCAATGCAGGTCTATTTATAGTTGTTTGTTGTGAAGCAAGTTCTAATGTAACAGGAGTTTGATTAGGTTGTGACACATCTGTGTAGTCTCCCATCTCTCTTTCCCATACAACAACATAAGAATATGCTCCTGATACAGTTCCAACAGCGGTACTTGTAGTAGGGTTAGCAGGTTGATCTAATCCCAATACATCTGATAAAGCACCTATCTGTAATTGAAGTTTTCCAGATGATGCTTTATCAGTGTATATATGAAGATTAATATTGTCTCTAAGCCAATCTATATGATATTCGTTATCAGCAATCCACTGATCGTTGAACTTAAATAGAGAATCGGCAGTAGTTGAATATCCAGTTGCTATTTGCAATGGAGACTTAACAGACTTTATTATACCACTTCTAAGGTCTATATTTTCTGCATTATCAGCATATCCAAAACTTGTATAACCGTCTTTTACAGGGATCATACCGCCAAATTCTCTAAAAGTTCTATACATTTTATTTATAATCCTTCATTGTTTCTGAAACTTCTCTTGTTTTCTTTTCAATAAGTTCAGCTTTACGCTTAAGATCAACAGTTTCAGGGTTAAGTATTTCTATCTGTTCATATACTTTTCTTGGACAAAGCTTTGCTACGATGCCGTCAGCATTTTCTATTTGCACCCACGAAGTAATAAAATGATCTTCTATGTGTCTAACTACTATTCTATGAAGTTCTGTTTTAACACCACGATATACTTCATATTTGAGTCCATTTACAGAACCAACTTTTGGATTTTCAAATCTATCATTAGGAGCAGGACCAAGAACTACAATAAGTTTTTTCATATTTTCTTTTTTTCTCTTAGACTTTGCTTTGATGCCTGCTTCATCTACAACAGCATTTCTAATAACTTCATCAAGTGCAGCTTTAATATCATCTTTATTAAGTGCTCTTTTCACTTCTTCAGGTTCTACAGCTTTTTCAAATACGCTATCTAATCCACCGCTTTTAACTTCTTTTTTCTTAAATACCATTTTGGAGCCCTCCATTATTTTTATATATTTGTTTTAAATGAAAAGAGGGGAGGGCTGCCGAAGCAGCACTCAACCTCTTTGTTATTTGTAACCTCTACTATGGTAGAAGTGTTATTACAGTTACAATACCATCTTCAAAAAGACCAGTTCCAATGAGAACACCCTTCGAAATTCTGCCTTCTTTTGGAAATGAAGGATTAGTTGAACTATAAGCAATTTCATTGCCTTCAGCATCAACAACACAATGAATATAATTAGCATTAAGGATTGTTCCTACTGAATTATAAAATCTTGTTACACCAGCAACCTGTTTGAAATAAGCAGGATGATCCGTACTGGCAGCAATAGATTTTGCGCCAAGATATCTTTCTACATTAGTTGCTACCGCAGCAGCTAAAATGATAGACATTTCAGAAATAGCAGTAGTTCCATCTGTAGGAATCAAAGCCATAACAGCTGTTTTTGCAGCTCCAGGCATAAGAACATTAACCTGTGAAGGAGTGTACCCACAAGCTATAAAAAGACCAAAAGCGTGAGTGTCAAGAGTAGCGCCAGTGATAGAAAAAGTTTTATTCATGTTATCCATTATATATCCTCCTTATGCCCTTCTCTTTGAAGCAGCAGCCCATACAAGGCACATCCGGTTTTGATTAAGAATAACGATATCGTGAATACACAACCAACCTGCATGACCTCTACGACCGAGAGCATCACTTGCACCAGGTTTAGGCTTAATGAGGAAGACATTCATTGAATCTCTACCTTTAAGCATTGCACAACCGATAGCATTTTTTGCAAGAACAACGATTGGATACACATCAGCGTTAGTTGTGTCAGTTGATCTAATAACATCTGAATCAACCGCTCCACCGCTGCTTAATGTTGGAAGGTAATGGTTAGAGGTTGCAAATCTGATTTCATTTACTGAACCAATTTCATTTTCACTAATACTGTCAGCAGGACCTGCGCCATAATCTTTTACATCAACCCATGAAGAGCAAGCACGAAGATCAGGTTTAAGGTTGTTATGTAAAAGACCGATATAAGCAGCAGTAATTGCCTGAGTACCAAAGTTAGCACTTGCAGTTTGAATCTTTGTAAATTTTTCTGCATCATCAGACTCAAGAAGTGCAACAACTTCTTCAAAGAGAGAATCATCTACTACATCAACAACGGCATCTGTATGACCGGCGGTAATATTATCAGCAGAACCGCTGTATCTAACATTTGTAGCTTCTTTAAGTGCTGCAAAGTCAAATCTTTCGATTGAACCAGGAGCCTGTTCAGAAAGCAGTTCGATAATATTTGCAGGCACATTATTAGCATCCATGTCAAATATTTTAGAAGAAAGTCTGATGTAATCACCAAATTCTTTCATGTTAAGGTTTACATCACTTGTGCTTGGTTTCTGACCATCAGGGTTTTCGCCTTCAGCAAGAGGAACATCAGCATAAGTGAGTCTTGAATATCTTCTGAAATAATCGTGATCAGTTGTATTCTGTGCCTTAATAAATTTCTTAGCATATCTCTGAATGTTAAGTTTTGGGTTTGTCTGTGTAAGTATTTCTTTTGCAGCTTTACCTGCGCTCATGGGAGGCAAGTCGCCATATTTATTAAAATCAGCCATTGTTATTTCCTTTCATAGTTAAAAAAATGTTTGTTATTAAACCGAATTCCATCCATCATCAAAGCTTCCACCAGATGTGGGTTTTCTTTCAGATGTTTTCTTTGCTTTTACTTGGCTTGCCGCTGAATCAATTTTGGATTTATTTATTGTCTTGTTTTTGGCATCAATTCTTTCAGCCGTTTTCTTTGCTTTCCACGCATTAAACTTATCTATTGCATGAATTACAAGAGTAGTATTTTGAGGGTCTGAATTAACCTGTGCTGCAAGTCTATTATTTATAGGAAGATCCCACCATCGTTTGAAGGTATTCCCTTGTATAATTTCCTTGCCGTTTTCATGTCCAAATTCTTCATTTGTGATTTCAGACCAATACTTATCTTCAGCAGTTTTAATATTATTTCTTTCTGCTTCGGCTTGTTTTCTGGCATTAGGATAAAGTTCTTGAAAAGATTCTTTAGACTTCTTATCAGAAACCCTTTCTGCCATACCAATCATTGCATTTTTAAGACCAGGATAAGTTTCAAATAATTCTGATACATCTTCATCAAACAAATCATCGAAATCCATTTTTTGAAGTTCTTTAGAAGAATGTGTTTTTTTAAGTTCTAAAAGCTGTTTAGTTGCTTCATCAAGTTTTGATCTCATTTCAGCTTTTTCAGCATCTGCTTCCAACTTGCTCTTTTCAGCCCAAGCTCTTGTATCAGCATAACGCTTCTTATAACTTTCTTCTTCTTCTTTATTCAAAATATCATCAATTAATTTATCTTCATTTGAAGAATCTTCATCCTGTTCTTTACCGTCAACATCAACATCATTATCATCACTTGAATCATTATCATCAAACAAATCATCATCAGATATAATGTTGTCATCTCGTTCATCAGATTTATTTTCAGTATCAACAGAAGCCGAATCAAGTTCGGGTGTCTTTACCTCTTCCTTACCATCTGAATCCCATCCTGCACCAAAATCATCATCATGTTCAAAACCTTGCTGTTTCATCAAACCCTCCTTTGTGGGTATAACATTTTATAAGAGTGAAGCCTTTGCAGGGGCTCTTTTTATGTTATAGAAGCCACTATATGTATATAATAAAAGTTATTCAACGCAAATAACTTCTATTGAAACACCGTTACCAGTGTCTGCTTTGTCTGTTGTTATTAACAGACGATCAATACCATTATTCTGTGCATTATGCTTTACTAAAGGATACAAACCACTTTCAGGAGGAGTATAAATCATTTCCTGTTCTCCTGCTATCCAGTCAGTTGAGTCTAATTCTTTTGTTGCTCCGTTTGGATCAAGAACCATAATAGAGGTTTCAAGAGTCACACCAAGAACATTAGTGAATTTTATTGCAACTGACATAAGGTCTTTTGGCTTATATACTTTTATTGTTTTACTTAAAGCTGCTGCATTAATGCTTGCATCTTCTTCATAAACAGTTTTAAATGCAAATAATGGTATTGCGATAATAGATATTAGAATAAAACTTAGAAATATCTTTTTCACAATAAACCTCCTATACACTTTCTACAAATTTCTTGTAGATACTTTCATGTTCGAGAGTAAGTTCTGATGAATCATTAAGTTTGATTAATTCAGATTTTATGATACCTAATTCAGCTTCTGTTATATCTATATCAAACTCTAAATCTTTCGTCTTTTCTGAATCCCATCTGACCATACCTGTTTCATCAGAACTTATGTCGAAGTCTTTTATTTCTTTACTTGTAAACGAAACTTTATTAGAAAGTTCTCTTACTACTCTTAGAGTAATTATATTTCCTTTTTCAGGAATCAAGCCCAGTGTCATTAATCTTTCTTTTATATTAAGTTTCATTGTTATCCTTATGTTCCTGTTACGATTGGAATATAACCATACAGAGCATTGTTTACATAAACTCTGAGTCCTGCTTTACCTGTAAGAACAGTAATATCAGAATCAACCATGTTGCCTGAAGCTGCTGCATTAGCAAAACTCAAGAATGAAGCATTACTTTCAATATCAGCTATGCCAGTTGCATTGCCACCGATAACACATCTAAGGAAACTTGTTTTACCTGCTGTAATAGCTGTACTTGCACCACCTGCATAAATTTCTGCATTGAGTGCTGTAAGTAAACTTGCCTGTGCGGCATCACCGATAAGAACCTGTGCATCAACACCTGCTCCAAAACCTGAACAAGTACCTGCTGTAGATAGATCAAGAGAAATATGAGCCCCTCTTGCTGTACCAAGTGCTGCTGTTGCTTTTGTAAATGCTCTAATACACTCACCACCACCACCTGCACCGTTCTGTTCGAATCTAAGATATGCAAGCCTGTTATCGCCTGATGTAGCAGTTGTTTTACATCTAAGTTCCATAAACTTGTTATCTGCTGTAGCAGAAGTGAGAGGAACCGAACTTGTTCCAATTGTTATTTTTGTGAGCCTTAGTATTCCATCAGCCCCTACAACAAGTTTGTTTTTTGTTGATCCTACTTCAATACCATTTGTTTTAATTGGTGGTAACTTAATTTCACCCATAATAATAATCCTCCTATTTTTTATAATGAACTAAAAATTCGGTAGCACTTTCTTCTAAATGAAGAAGCTTATCCAATATTCTTATAGCACCCTGTGAATCTCTGATCTTATCGACTGAGCATTTAGGAGAAATAAGAAATTTAACTTCATGATCTTTCATTCTAATAAGTATATTCTTTATAGCAGAAGCTGTACTTGTATTATTATAATAGTCTTTTACAGTTTCCGCATCTTTATAATTTTCTTTTTCAAATAACTTCATTGAATCAATCCTTGTTCTTTACCTGCTATTACTGCTTGTTGCATTTCAGGAGGTAAATTACTTACTTCTTTTTGAAGTTGTTTTTGTTGTTCTTGCATCTGCATTTGCTGTTGTGCTTTCATTTGTTCTTCAGCTTGCATCTGCATTTGCTGTCTTTGTTTTTGTTCCACTTCTTCTTTTGAATAAGTATATTTGAAACCATCAAGATTTTGAGAATCATATAAATCTTTAAGTATTGCTTTAAAATTAGTCTCCATATTTACTTCAGGATTATTCATATTGTTTATAGATTGAAGCATGAACATAAGTGAGTTTGCTAATTTAACTCTTCTTGAGTATGTTTCATAACCGTAAGCCTTTACACTCATATCGGCATAAAAAGGAATATATTCTTCACTTCTCATAAAGAAATCATAATACTCATACCACTGAGGAGCTAAAATGTGTCTGTCTATTTTTTTCATTATATAAAGAATGAAAGCATGACTACCACTCATTGATTGTTCTACTTCATATCTTGTTTTTTCTACATCTGCCATTTCACCTTCAAGTAATTTAGGAATACCTGAATCATCATCTGCTTCTTTAGAAGACCACTGAAGGCCATCTATAAGATTTTGACTGCCAGAAGGAACAGTAGTGAATTGAATTATCTGACTAAGGTTTTCTACTTCATCAAGAAGTTCAAACATTTTACCTGGATATATGTCAGGAGTTTCACCATCCGCAAGCAATGATCTTTTAACAGCACCTATTGGAACACCATCAAACTTCTTTGCGTCCATATAAGCTCTTGCAGTACCATTTTGTACTTCTTGCATATCTCTCATACATTCAGGAACGCCGATACCATAAGGAGTACCATTCTGTTTAAGCCATGTAACAACATTGATAGGCCTTTTACCACAAATGTTTATCTTTACTGATATAGTTTTACTGTCAGCAATAACAATATTTACTTCTACTGTAGAAACATCATCATCTTCTTCATCAAAAAGATCTGCTATAAGTTCTCCGAAAACCTCTTCATCATATTCTAATAGTTTTTTAACAGGGCATTTACCCCAAAAATCATAGAGTGTAATTGTTTCTCTTCTTGTGGCGTTTTTATCTTTGTTAGGATTTTCTTCATTACTGCCTGATGAACTGTTTGCTTTACTTGAGTTTTTTACAACTTCTATTATTGCGTCCATATCGTAACTTTCAGTAGGATCGTCATTTGCCATTTGTAAAAGTTCGTCAGGTCTAATAGAAGGTCTGTGTATAACACCTATACCGTCTTGAGCATCATTACCTTCAGGGTCCATAAATACATCCCATATATCAATGTGTTCACCTGTTGGTATCTGTTTTTTAATACAAGTCTTTTCATATCTGAGATTTTCCATATCAATAGTGCCATCTTCAGATTTAACAAATGTTTCTTCTACAGGTAACCATGTTTCTAATTTAGATGTTTTAAATTTCTTTGAACGCCAAGCACCACTGCCATGTACTATTAAATCAAAAGAAAGTTTATCAAATTCAGACTCTATATCACTTTCAGTAGCCCAATCTTTATATACTTGTTCTTGTTTATCTGCTCTTGATTGAAGTTCATCCTTATCAAGCATTTTAGCCCAAGGGCCCTCCATTACAGGAGTAGGCTCTATCTTCATTGGTATTCTTGAACCAGGAAAGAGTGTAGTTCTAATTATTGCTTGTGCAGATCTACATTTTCTCTTTGTCATATTAACAAATATTTTAGATCTCCAATCAGAACCTTCTCCGCCTTTCCACTTTACATTAAATCGACCTTCCCATTGGTAAATGTTAAGGTGCATATCATTTTCTTTATCTTTTCTAAAAGTAGAGAAGTCTGAATATAATCCTAATACATAAGATGATAATACATCTGAATCTATTTTTTCTTTATTTGCCATATCCTAATACCCTCTTGTAATGATTTTTATAATCATCATATCTTTTTCTGTGTATATTTTGACTTGGAGCTTGATATCTTCTGTCTTTTGCTCTACTGTTAAGAAAATATCTTGCTTCATCAGCTATATGATCTTCAGACTTAGTGTCTATATCGTCAAGGTCTCTTTTATCATGTTGCAATGCAGGAATAGTTCTAATAAAATCTCTGCAATTATCCATTACATATAAGTCAGGAACGCCATTTTTCCCTGTCATGTATTGTCTCATTAAATCCCAGCCGGGCTTCCTTTTCTTATCTGCTTTTCTAAATCTTACTTTACCTTTACCTTCTTTTATCATTCTGCTATATAAAGAGTAACCACCATCTTCTACAAAAATGTTCCAATCCGAAACACCATAAGAAACATTCCAATTCTTTTCTCTATATAATATTCCTTTTGTAACTTCTTCAATGTGCATCCTTATACCTTTATCAGGAATTGATACACCATTCTTATCTTTTTCACAACCATACCATTCAGCAAGTCTTATTACACTTCCAGAAGGATAACAAACCCCATCAGGAGCCATACTGCCATCTGCAATAGCCCACCATCCTATACTGAAAGGATGTGAAGAGCCCCAATCCATTGACCTTACTATTTTCCATGTAGTCAAAGGTGGGAATGAAGGAATTATATTTTTTTCACTCCAGTCATTTGTAAAAAAACCACCTGGTACAATATCCCAATCTCCATCAAGGAAAGCTTTTCTTTTAATTGGATCTTTTATCGAAAGCAATTCATGTGCGTAAGTGGGATCGTTTGCCATGCCTATCTGGTTGTCAGTCATTTTTGCTTGTATGAAAACTCTTGTTCTACCTAAATCATCTGTCATTATTGTATATGGAGGAGCAGGATCTACAAAATATGCTTTTACCCAAAAGTGACCTGGACCACCTGGATTACCTGTACACCTTACTCTTTTTCTTTTAGCAACTTCAGGATCAGAAGTTCTACAACAAGTTCTAATGATTTCATACATTTCGTATGTGGGCCAGTTACCTATTTCATCAATCCCTATCCAAGGATATTCATGACCCCAATATTGCTCAACATCCTCTTCTTTTGCAAGGTACTTCATATAGAGTCTTGAACCTGAAGGAAATAGCCAAAAACCTTTAGACTCATTCCATATAGCACCAAGCTTAGGAAATATCTTTCTTGCTTTCTTTTTCAAATCATTCAGCTGAGGAATACTTCTTCTAAATATTATTCCATTCCATTCTTCGCCAAATTCATCAACATCTTGTAGATAATCAAGCAATAACCAAAAAGAATTATGTGTAACATTAAAGTTTCCAGTAACATATAATCCATCTCTGTTGTTTACAGTTATACATTGTGCTTTTTCTCTGCCTGAAAATGATATTGATTCTATTTCAACTATTTTGTCACATTCTTTTTTAACTTCATTATATTTTTGTATAAATACTTTTAAATCATTTTTTAAAAATATTATTATCTTTTCTGTATCAGTAACGAACCAATCTCCATTTTCAAATTTTATTTTCCATAAATGTTCTAATGTACATCTATCTATTGTTTCATCTGAAAATTTAAAATCATAAATATCTTTAACACCTAAAGGATGTATAGCTATTACTTCAGTTTGTGTGCTTGTAGGGCTTGTTATAATGCTACCTACCTGTAAATTTCCCATCTCCATAAGTCCGAAAGGTGTTGATATCAGTGAGTCTAAAGTTTGCCCTTTACCTGTGAATTTTGCTCCGCCATATAGTAACTCATAAGCCATACACTCTGTTGCTGCAGTCTGTGGGCCTACCTGTGGAGCAAATACTTCTTTAGGTCTTTTTAGTTTAGTTGCTGTAAAAGCCATTACTTATCTTCGAACTTCATAGGCTTTATATTCTTAGGCATATTATCTTCTTTATGTTTCTTTTGCCAATCTTCATTAGACAGTCTTTTAGTCTTAACAGTCTTATCTTCAACCTCTTTTTGTTCAACAACATCTGCGTCAGGTTTAGTACCAGATATAATGCAAGCAGCCTTATAATCAGGATGCTTTATCTTTTCAAATACAACTCTCTCTTTTATCTTACCCTCTGGATCATAAGTAGTTTTAACTTCTTCATAAGGATAACCTTCTGCCATTTTGACAAAAGCAACTTTACCTTTTTCAGCAAGGCAAGTATCTCTATTACCTTTGAAATCATTATATCTAAGTCTAAGATCAGGGAGTTTTTTTAAGTTTTTATTGAAGATATAGTATGTTATTCCAAATGTTTCACATACTTTACTGACATTGGTTTCAGGATAGTCTTCAAGAAACTCAATTATAGATTCTATTACAGGAACAATTTCAATATCTTTTATGTTGTCACTCATAATTCTCCTCTATAACAAAAAAAGTATATACAAAAAACTTGCATATACTTTAAAAATACTCTATTTGTTGCACTTTGTCAACAAAGACTGTTTACATTTGTCAACAACATTTTATTTGTATAGGTTATTTTAATCTCTCTTTTCCTATTTCAAAATACTTATCATCTTTTTCAATGCCTATGAAGTTTCTATTAGTATTTTTACAAGCTACTCCTGTTGTACCAGAACCCATTGTGAAATCTAAAACTGTCTCACCTTCATTTGTGTATGTCTTGATTAGGTATTCCATTAGGGCTACTGGTTTTTGTGTTGGGTGTTGTTTTCCCTTTCTACCATCTGGTAAATCAAACTTTATTAAATTTATTGGGTGTTTATACCATTGTTCTTCTTCCGTTTTCCTTATTAAAACGCCTTTTGTTCCCTTTCCAAATTGCTCACCATTATTATTAACACTATCATTTTTTCTATAACAAGCCTTAAATTCTTCAGGTGTTCTTTTTATTTTTTGTGGGTTATAAGTCGGTTGTTTTTTATAAAAAACACTAATTTGCTCTAATGCTCTCATTGGTTGCCTTTTTGCCATAAAATTACCTGTTGGCTTGTTTTTTTGCCATACCCAATCATATTTATAATTCTTAATATTACTCATTCTTAAAGCACTACTAAACGGCTCTGAACCGAACAATACAATAGCCCCATTCGGCTTAATCAATTTATTCAATATAAGCCACATCTTACCAAAAGGAATAACTGAATCCCACTTACAAGC